CGTCGTTCCCTTATGATCCCATACTAAAATAAGAATTTAACGGTAATTTATGTTTTTTTTCTAGTATGGGATCATAAGGGAACGACGAGTTCCCTTAATAGTATGGGATTTAAAGGGAACGACGAGTTCCCTTTAGTTATAAGAAAGAAACATAAATACAATTTACCAATGGTATTAGTTAGTATGATTTTTGTTTTATTACCCAGCATCAACAGAATCAATATATTCGATAAATTAAAAATAACAAACAGTCAGGATAAACCATTACCGTTTATGTTGTATTCTCTTAACCACTATTTGACTGAAATCAAGGGAAAAATCTCCGATTGTGGTGAAGAATGGAACACAAACAAAAAATACACAAACCCGTACGAGTACATTTACACCAACACGCCGAAAACCAGCGTTTGCAGATACAAACCCATTTCGCGCGCCTATTTCAAAATGATTGAAATCATGAACACTTTCAGTTTTCCCGCATTTGAATCGGTCGCCCCCATTGAAATGTTCGCATTGGCAGAAGGACCCGGCGGATTCATTGAAGCCGTTTCCAATTACCGCAACAATCCCGCGGATAAGTATTATGGCATGACCATCGAAGACCCTGTGGACGCGGAAGTGCCCGGATGGAAAAAAACGGCCAATTTTTTGAAACAACATCCGAATGTTTTTTTGGAAAAGGGCGCCGACGAAACCGGCAACATTTTGAATTTGGAGAATTTCAAGCATGTGACCGCCAAATACAAGAACAAATGCGAATTGATCACGGGGGATGGAGGGTTTGATTTTTCGTCGGACTTTAACAGCCAGGAAATCAATATTACGCGACTTTTGTTTGGCCAAATTGCATATGCGGTTTGTATGCAAAAAAAAGGCGGGTGTTTCGTTCTTAAATCGTTCGATTGTTTTTACAAAGCAACCGCGGAACTCATTTATTTGCTGTCAACCATGTATGAAAAGGTCTATGTGGTGAAACCCAATACGAGCCGGTATGCAAACTCGGAACGGTATTTGGTATGCATCAACTTTTTGTATTCCGACAGCAAATTGTATGCGCCTGTTTTTGAACAATTGATGGCGAATGTGTGTAGCGACGATAACATCGGTTTTATTCGGAGTTTTTTCAACGGTGTCAAAATCCCGATGTTTTATTACAGCAAACTGGAGGAGTGCAATTCCGTAATTGGCCAAATGCAGATTGATAATATTTACACTACATTGGCACTTATTGAGAACCGGTATAAGACGGACAAAATCAATTTTTATATGAAAACCAATATCAAAAAATGTGTGAATTGGTGCATCAAAAACAAAATGGAATACAACGCGACAATGATTATGATTGACGGAGGAGAGAAAAACATATTCAAACCATTGCCTATATCCAATAACAAGATGCATTCGTTTCAAATTTCGGATTATGAGTAGGGGAACGTAGTTCCCCCTACGACCCCCTCCTTTTATTATGATTATTTAAAGAAATTGCGTAAGTTAACCGGAACATACGGTTATTCAGAGAAGCTTCGCTTCTCTTACCCCCTCCCTTTAATGGAAACTATATAAAATAAAACATTGTAGGGTTTTATTTTAACTTTTTAGTATGGGATTATAAGGGAACGACGAGTTCCCTTAGCATATCAACAAGTTCCTTCTTTTTCAGCTTGTTAACGGTCTCTGCATTACCCCCCTTTGAAATGATCAAGGATTTCAAAGTTGCTGGCGACATCTTTTGCAGATCTTCTTTTGAAACGGGTTTCCTCGCCTCTTCCACCTTATTCACCACAATGGTTTCCGGATTATTTAGTGAAACAACCTCGGATTCAGGTTCATCCACGATTTCGTCCTCAGATTCGAATTCATCGTCAATGCTGATATCGCACTCTTCTGGGTAGCTGAGGTCTACATTGACGATTTTAATCTTTTGATTCGATTCATCGCGATTCGATTCATCATCCGATTCATCGTCCGATTCGTCATCGTCGGATTCGTCTTCCGATTCCGACAATTCCACGCGAATACGTTCCTTAACTACTTGTTCTCGATCCTCCTGCGTTTGTGTAAAAACTTCTTCTTGTTGCTTGAACAAAACCGCAAAAACATCCTTCTTCAATTGCATCTGTTGCATATACACATCTTGCACAATTTCAAAACATTTGGCATTTTTATGCTCAATGTCCACAATGCGTTTCTTGAAATAGTATACCAACATTCCAACCAAAATAATTAAAACGGCTAAACTAAATAACAATATCGATTCAAAAAGAAGTCCCATCTATTTTATTATAACAGATTAAATATTAAACTGTTTTAGAACGCATTTCCTCCAACTGTTCTGGAGTATTGATTCCGCACACTTCATACTGTTTCTCTGCAGGTATCTCAAATATGTTGATTTCTTCTTCTCCTCCCGAAAAAATACTCGTCAAATAATATTCTTGTTGCGCATTTTCATTGTTTATTTTCGGCAAATTCTTCCACAAAAACTCGTTATCAAATGCGTAAATCCCGCAATTCACCAATTTCACCTGTCTCTCTTCCTCCGAACAGTCTTTTTCCTCCACAATCCGAATGGGGGCTTGGATAATCCGCCCGTAACCGTGTGGTTCTTCCATCTGCGTACAAACAATGGTGGTACACCGATTTTTCACAACTTCTCTCATCGACTGTGTGCTGAAAAGGGGCACATCTCCCGACAAAACTAGGACCTTTGAATTACAATTATACTCTTTCAACGTTGGAAGACAACACTGAATTGCATGTCCTGTACCCAGCGGTTCGGGTTGGTTTATGTACCGGATATAATCGGACTTCATAAAATGTTTATCAATAACATTCTCTATTTGCTCTCTGTATTTACCAACAATAATATAGATTACGGAAGTTGCATCCATATGCAACGCGGATTTAACAACATGCACAATGAGCGGTAATCCATTCAATTCGTGCAATACTTTGGGTAAATCCGAGTTCATTCGTTTGCCGAGTCCGCCGGCCATGATTAATACCAGGTTTCTCTGTTTTTCCCACATTTTTCTTCTATTTTCGTGTGCTTCCCACATCAAGTTGTTTTCGAATATGTGCTCCATTTTATTTATTATTTAAAAAAAACATTTTATATGTTTTTTCTTACAAATAAAGAGAATCAGCTAAATTATTATTTACTTATATATTATTATGGATCAACTACAACAACCTATTATGAATTCCAATTCCACTGGTGGTATTGACAACAAAACCATCATCATTGTTTTATTGGTATTGCTTTCTCTCTCGTTTTTAGGCATAAATATTCTAACTATTCTGGGTGATTTTGTAAAAACGATTGTTTCTATTCTGGGACCATTGGTTTCGCAGATTCTCTCCATCTTTGGATACACGACTGGCTCAATCCTCAATAAAACCGCCGACGTAGTCGGCGATGTGGCGAAAACAGGTGTAGACATCGCCGAAGGGTCTCTGCAATCGGTCGGAACTATTTTGAAGGATGCGAGCAGAGCACACGTGGATTCCAGAGCCACCAATAGTTTAGACAATGTACTCAATGTGAGCACTTCAGCACAAGGACAACCCGCACCGACCCCGGGAGAGAACCCCATTCAGAAACCGATTGCATCGGGCAAATCGGGATGGTGTTTGGTGGGCGAATACGAAGGCAAACGCGGATGCATTTCCGTAAATGATTACGATAAGTGCCTGTCTGGACAGGTGTATCCCACCCAGGACCAGTGCTTGTTGCCTCCGCCGCAACCACGTGTGTAATCGGGAAGGGCGTATAATAAATTATTCATATTATTTATAGAATACAATATGAATAACAATTGTTATGAATTTAAAAAATATACGTTTGAAGAAGGACTATTGGATAAAAGCGTGGATGCAACCTATATTATACATTTAAAAAACAATGGAAGATATAAAGAGATTGTAAGTCAAATCGAAAAATATAAACCAACCAAAACCATTTACATATTATTTAACGAAGGGTTTAAAAAATGCAAAAAATCAAAACACATTAATAAAACAAATCTCGATTTAGTAGATGCAAATTTTCAAATATTTCAACACGCCGAAAAAGAAAAATATAAAAATATATTAATTTTAGAGGATGATTTCGGTTTCAATGAAAACATCAAGGAACAAAACGTCATTAATAGTTTAAATACTTTTTTAAAAGTTAATCAAAATGATGAATTGATTTATTGCCTAGGAATTATTCCAATTATACAAATACAAATGTTTGATGATCACAATATGTTATTAAAGTCGGGAGGTTGCCATGCAAATATATACACGGAAAAAATAAGAAAAACATTGATGAATGATATTGATAAAATTGAGGATATTGATATTTATTTAAACAAGAGTTGTTTTTTATTAAAACGATACTGTTATTACACACCATTATGTTATCAATTATTTCCAGAGACGGAAAATCAACACAATTGGCAGGATTCGTTTAGTATGAGACTTGCAAAAAAAACAATTAAATTATTAAAATTAGATAAACAGCGTGAGCCGGGATATACCATTACATATATACTATCAAAAATATTCTTTTTTTTATTTTTATTCTTTTTTATTTTTACTGTATATATGTTTTATTTACACATTCTAGTAAAAACAATTCCGTATAAAAAGTTGCGCATTGAACACTTTAAATAAACAAATATAAACATTTATTTATTTAAAATTTATAAAATGCCGTACAACATTTACGTTTATGAACTAAAAGACGGGAAGCAACTTCTTTATCCAATGATTGCGCTGGACAATGAATCCTTTGGAATGAACGAATGCGCATTTGTCTACCAGGAAATTGTGAGAAACAACCCAATTGTTCGAGTCAACCATATCCAAGAGGGCATTGAGTCCTGGCAAATCGACGGCTATGTCCACACATATATGCGCAAATATGGGGTAGAGAACGTGCGCGGAGGCAGATATGACACTTTGAAATTGTCCGAATCTGCGAAATCCGAAATCTCCGAAGCCATCAAGTTTTTTTCCTATAAACTGGAACAACAAGAGCATCGCGTTTATCAATATCATGATTTCCGAGAAAACATCCAATACGATATTGACTATTACCGAAAAATGATCAAATTGTATGAAGAGACAGAAATGGAAAGAAAGAAATATGAAATTGACCGAACGATTCGCTACGATCTGAACTGGCTGAACCAAATCGTGGTAAATGGCGGTGTCAAATTCTTTGACATAAAGGGGAATTACGACAGTTTGATGTGCCGTCTAGCAGCCGTGTATCAACAATATTTGAATGTGGATGAAGATGCGCGATCCAAGATTGACCGAATTCATGAATTGTATGACAATTGCGCAAAATGCGAACTATTTTTCCAGAATCCCTGTACGTTTTTTGACAGTAGGATTATCCAAGAAGAGCGCGATCACAATAACTACGATTATGCATTGGATACCAAGTTTAAATGCGTAATCGCGGTATTTGAACTGGCGATTTATTCGTTGATTAACAGAGAAGACGAATTGTTTTTTGATTTGAACCAATTTTTGATACAAGAAATTAGAGACAAACTGTTTATATTGGAGTACCAGTTAGGGGAACGTAGTTCCGATTCGCTTACCCACTAAGTCGTTGTTTTATTATTCGCCTCCATAAAAAATGTGGACATACTATAATATATGACGTTTAAAATCTTCGGGTGGGTTTTAGTAAATTCAATTGTTATTTTTGGACTTTACAGTTTATGCAAATCGCACAAATATGTTGAATACCGCAACAAATGGTCAATGTCTGTCAACGAAAGGTTTGAATACAAAAAGAAACGATTTTGCTCAGTGCCTCTGTGGATGTTGTTTTTATTTGCGATAGCCCTTACTTTTGCAGTTATCCGTAATGCATATACGACGTATGCATTTTTATTAGTAATTGGATTATATGCACTTTTTATTACGTTTTAAGGGAAACCTACGGTTTCCCTATATTGAAGTACCAGATAAATTAAACGTAGTTATGGCATCCGCGGATGCAGGTGTTAAAAACTTCAATCCGGATTCCACCACTTTTATAGAATTGGATGCTCGATTGATTTTGATATTGAGAGAAAAATTATCGATTTTGTCGTCAATTGTATAACTCGGAATATATTGAACAAAAAAATCATACGTGTTTTTATTACGAGTGCTTAGCAAAATGTTTGAAAACGTGATGTTGCCCATATAAATATCCCCGCTGAATTGGTTTGCGGTTGCTCTTGTCAAAACATACCCGGAAACGTCCATTAAAAACCTGGGCGAATAGGTTATCGTTGGATTTTGACTTAATTGTACTTGCTCGCCGCCATACATAACGGTTAAGCTCAAATTCTGGGGCGGAATGTTTAATTTGTAGGTACCGCTTGCGTCGGCACCTGGATGCGCGGTATTATATCCAGATATGTAGAGACTCACCGAAGTGGTGAATGTAAAATTATAATTGTTGCTATCAATGGCAGGTTGAATATTCAGTGTGAATATTTGCGGATTGTTGTCGTCAATTATATCCGTATCGTAATTTGTTAACCAGAATGCAGCACCTTGGGTATTTTGTGTACCATATGATTGTTGGTTTGAATTGTAGTTGTAGAGAGGAATTGCCGGGTCGTAGTTCAGATACATTGGTGGACCGGGGACGTCAGAGGCAGTCGTCAATGTGGGAATGAGAATATCGCTGGGACATATTTGTTCCGCGCCATCCTGAACTGCTTTCAAATAATACGATGAAAATGTGCGACGTTGGAGAGAACCTTTGACCGCAGTTACGAATGCCTGTTTTTTGGTGGATTTGCCGTTGGCTGTTTTATTGTATTGGAGGATTTCCGCTTTGCGACGCATATCCAACTGGGTTTGTGTATAACCGAGCGAATATGGATTGATTGGTGTGTATCGGATTCCAGGGACATTAAATACCAGTGAATTGCGAAGATTGGTTGCAGTTGTGCAAACCGTTTTGTCTGACATTATTTAATATTGAGTGCGATATTAAATAAGAGAACCTACGGTTCTCCTTAAAGGGAACCCATGGTTCCCCTTTGACCCCTCCTTTATAAGGAAAGGTCATAGGAAAACCGTAGGTTTTCTTATTAAGGGAAAGGTCATATGAAAACCGTAGGTTTTCTTTAAGGGAAAGGTCATAGGAAAACCGTAGGTTTTCTTATTAAGGGAAAGGGCAAGGGAAAACCTACGGTTTTCCCTATTGGGTTGCCTTATACCACATATACGACAAATAAGAAGCATCTGTATTTGACTGTCCTGAAGCGGATGGACTAGTGGATAAATTGGGACCCCAGCCCACAACGCCGTTGATTTCAAAGACGTTGAGCGCCTTTGAATAGTACCGCAAATCGGACAATTTGCCCGAAAACCCACCGTTCTGGCAGACATAGACGTCGCCAAAATTTTGTTTCGGCACGTAGCCCAAATCTTTATGTTGGGTTAACACGCCGTTGACGTATACATCTAAAATGCGGTTTTGCGCGCGAATCATGACATTGACCCATTTATTGTATGGAATACCGCTAATATCCATGGTGGTTCGCTGGTCGTCAATATTGGAAATTGGACCGGTTTTACTAAATGTATCCATATAGACACGGAGGGTGTTGGTTCCGTCGCTGTTCCCCTTAACATACAACCCCGGCGCATTGCTTAACCCATTTACACCAGTGGATGCAATGGTGTTTCCGTCAACAATACCTTTGTTAAATATGTGCGAATACTTACCGTCGTTATTGGAGGAATTCAATATAATCCAAACACTGTACGTGAATTCCAATCCGGTTGGTTGGTTTTCCGAATAATTGACAACCGGGTTTGAAGTTCGGCTGTCTTGTTGCACACGGATTGCTTCCGTTCCGGTAATCAGACCTTTTACTAAATATGGCGAAGATTTGGGAGACATTAGACTGGAAATCAAAATCATTCCAATTCGGAAAAAGAATAAAAATCCGAACAATACCAGGATGATGAAGCCAAATTTGGCAATCAGTGAATTCGATTGGAGAAATTCTTTGCCTGCATCTACGGCGTTTGTAGACGAAAACTGGTCCATTGATTGATTTACGGAGTTTTTTGCATCTGTAATACTGTTTGAAATACTGTTAAATGCATTGGTAATACCACCCGTAACGGCTTCGGCGTTTGGAATAATACTGGCAGATTGTGTATTCTGAGCTTGTTGTCCTTGTTGTTCTTGAAACATGATATTATACTATAATCTTATAAATATAAAGGAAACCTACGGTTTCCTTTTGAACCTTCCCTTTTATGAGAATAGATGGCTTCAACCTTTTGAACCTTCCCTTTTATGAGAATAGATGGCTTCAACCTTTTGAACCTTCCCTTTTATGAGAATAGATGGCTTCAACCTTTTGAACCTTCCTTTTACGATGATATAATACATCTTGATTATATCATTTTAACAATAGTATGGGATCATAAGGCGTAAAAGGTGAAACCTGACGGTTTATAGCTTCGCTGAATACGACGAATTCCCTTAAAAGAGCGTGATCTTACTAAAATCCTGGCTGTTCTTCTGCAAAGTCATTGAGAGTCCAAAGCTGGATAAATATTTTGCCATCGGGTTTTCGCCATTGCCAGCAGTGTATTTGTCCCAGGCGGTTTGCGGATCCGTTGCCATAGAAGTTCTGGACAATTTTGCTAAATAGCAATTTGTAATACCATACTCAATCGGTGAAGTTGCACTTGGCGTGTCCATGTTGGCGTCTTGAACCGACTTAATAAGCTTTCCGTTCATATAAATGTCTACATATTTGTCATCAACACTTAGGATTAAATGCACCCATGTTTGAAGAGGGAAATTGTCGGTGATTGTTATGGATTTTTGAGCACTGGGTGTACCAGTCGAAGTTGCAGTGTACTCCATTTTTAGTGTGGGCGACGCACTATCCAGCTTGATTCCGATGTTCTTTTTGGTTGCATCAGCAACACTTGCGCGTGAGACTATGTACTGTCCGGATCCCTGGAAATTGAAAACATAGACCCACATTTCGTAAGAGTACTTTCGCGATGTAGGATCAGGTATTTTGTCAATTGGAACTGACGTTTGTGTACTTGATAAATCCAATTTGTTGGACAAAACAGTGGTTCCGCTTTTATTCAAAAAATAATATAGAACAAATATGAGAACTATTCCTAAAATTACTAACGATAAATCCATCTTATATATATTATATTACAAATAAAGGAAACCAAGGTTTCCTTTAAACCCTTCCCTTCCTTTAAACCCTTCCTTTCCTTTAAACCCTTCCTTTCCTTTAAACCCTTCCTTTCCTTTAAATCCTTCCTTTCCTTTAAACCCTTCCTTTCCTTTAAACCCTTCCCTTCCTTTAAACCCTTTAATTTGAATGCGTAAAAGTTATTACACCTTTTTGCATTTAAAATGTGCAAATGGGACCCGTAAAAACATAAGTTAGCATTGCTTTGCGTCCTATTGATCTGTATAAGGAGGGGAACGTAGTTCCCCCTAAAGAGGTTTAAAGGCAATCGGAGTTCCTTCATTATATGGACGTCTCTGAAATCAATGATATACGGATGCCGCCACAATTCAAGGGCATCAGTTTTTCAAATTACAAGAAAACCGACGTAAAAACGGAATTTGTATCAAGTATGTTAAATGGAAAAGTGGAGCAAGCGTGCAATTGGGCGGCAGAACTCGTTTGCGCCGGTCATTATCTAGAACTCTGGGAAAACATTCTCTATTATTGTGCCAAACATATCCATCTCGGCAATCCAAAATTGGTTTGCTACCTGGAAAAAAGGTATTCCGTTTTCAAAACCATTATTACCGACGGCAATTATATAACACCGCTGGATTTGCGCAATAACAAAACAATTCGCAATTTGTTTACCGAGGTGGTATGTGTTCTCTGTTTGTCCGTCAAAAAACACAGTTTTGAAGTGATTAAAATCAACAGAGAGGAAGAGTTTGACATGACGCAGATGACCGAACGGCTGAAAGCGCCCAGCGTGGATTTTATAAAACCCATATTTATGGACGAAGACCCGAAAGAGATTTATATTCCCATGAACGAGTTCGCCTACAACATTTCCAAAGGTAAGAAAAACACGGTGTTTGCGTGCTACTGGATTGAATGGATACTGGAATTTGAAGCCATTTGCAAAAAACGCAAAACCGTTTGCGCATGTGCGAATCGGCAGTTTGTCACGGTGGAACGCAAACTATCGCATGACCTGGTATGGATTATTTGGGATACTTTGTTCTACTACGTCAAAGAACTGGGCAACCCGTTTCTCGAAAAAACGATGATGTCGCTTTTATCTCTCTTTTCTCTGCAATACACCAACGCCTGTTGCAAAAAACGGCGATATATGTTGTATTTTGCAGTGTCTCTGTGCACCGAACAATTTGACCCAAATGTGGAGTTGGTGTCCAATAAAAAGACGGTTGAGTTGGCGATAAGCAATATCAATAATATCTATCGTCAAATAAAGAAAAATGAGGTGAGTCCGGGAACAGACTATCTGTTCAATGGACTTAACAAACAAAGCGAATTAGAGAAATCCATGGAAAAACTCAATATGGTGAATTCGATTAGTTTTGGCCCGAAGGACCCATAGAGTATAAATAGGCGGCGTTTCCTTTATTGAATGCCTGCAATATCATCAAAAACAATTTGTATAAAAATCGGGAAATCATGTGAAATGTGAAGGGTATCAATGCGAAGATTGCCAAATAGAGAATACTCTTTGGTCGGCTGTATTTTTCCTGATTGGAATAGAGAAAATACATGAAAAAGAAATAAATGACCGCGTATAAAATTGTCATCAACTTTTGAATATAAATAAACATAACCTCGTCTTGCGTATAGTATGTGTTGACGCGGTCGTATACGCGCAATTCGGATTGTTTTTTTTGCAATTCCGCTTCTAAATTTATGTTGTCTGTTTTTAATTGTTTTGCATACTGAATTTTTGTTTTTTCTAATTCTGAGGGTTCCGCTTCCATACCTTATATTTTACTTATATAAATTATAATCAATAAACTCGTCGGGGGAATTCGGTTTTGCAATATCGCTAGTTGCAGCAATGGTTGTAAATCCGGCAACCGTATTTCCTTTGCAAGCCAAATCCGTCAATGAGTAATTGGCCAATGAAACACATTTGGATACAGGGTCTTCCCAGCTTTTTGACGCAACAAAGTATTTGAACCCGGGTTGCGTTTTACCGTCGTTGGGTGGTAAGTCCGGAACACAAATGGAGTATTTATCGTTGAATGTGCTTCCTTGAGGACAACAGGCCTCTTTCACACATCCGTTGAATCGCGATTCCAAAAGGTTTCCGGACCCGGATTTTGAATCGGATACAGCAGACCCGGTCAGTTGTTTTGGTTCCCCTAAATTGATCATATTATAATCCATATTGTTTCTGCGATTGTAGTCGTAATACATATTTACGAGCGTGATGGTTGTTCCTGTAACTAAAAAGATAAACATTATGTCGGTGACTTTCTCAGGAACACTTCCTGAATTAATCATCAATCGTATTCCTAAATATATTAATATTGCAATCGTAATAACAACATATATTTTGTTGAGTGCTTTGTTTCGCAGCGTTGCGCTCGTTGTTAAATCAACTAGGCGTTTTTGACCCATTTCGGCGGCATCGATTGCCTGCTTTCTGTCGGCCAATCGTGCATTCTCTCTTTCCAAAATTTGGTTAACTTCGTTTTGATATGTGAGCGTTGGCAAAACACTTGATTTACTAATTGTGTTGCCTAATGATTGTAAATTTACACCTACGTTATTAATGGCGAGCATTGATCTCTGGGTACCAGATCCGCTCAAATCATAAATTAACCCTTTTTGTAAATCAACTATACTATTTAAATTGAACCAATCGCCGGACATTATATACTATACACGTAAAATAAGGGAAACCTACGGTTTCCCTTTGACCCTTCCCTTAAAATAAACATACGGGTACAGCCCTTCGGGTTTCCGCCATTTGACCCTTCCCTTAAAATAAACATACGTTAATTTTTGCATTATTGGAATATATGTTTCCTTTAAGGAGGGGTCATAGGGGAACTACGTTCCCCTATTTTGAGATTAAAATCGCCGTAACCAGCATGGTTGCAACCGCAAGCGTGGTAATCATATACAAATTATTTTGCTCTTCTTTGTAGGTTGCATTGTCTTTTAAAATTGCCGATGCTAATGTGCGGTTTTCCTCTAAAGCATAGATTGTCTGGCCCGTAAAATCGTATTTTTTGGAGTTTCCGGACATATCCATATATGTTTTATCAATTGACGTCATGTTGTTGCTAATATCTATGCGATTTTGTGCAACCGTGTATTGGTGAGTTTTATATTGCTTAAACTGACTCTCAATTTCATCCAATTTGGTCAATGAATCCTGAACCACATTAGTAAAGGTTTCTATTGACCCAGATTGTATTGGCACAGATTGTATTGGTCCAGATTGTATTGGCATAGACTGTGGTGGCATAGACTGTGGTGGCATAGACTGTGGTGGCATAGACTGTGGTGGTCCTCTTTCTATTTTTCCAGCAATCATCGGATTATTTACATTAGTTGTAGAAAAAGGTCTGGTCTCATTGGTGGATTGACTAATATTGTTTTGCAATTGTACCACATTGGGTATACCATTTGGACCGGGTGTATCTGATTCCGATAATTCGGTTGTATTAACTGGATAATCAGAGAACCGCAAATTCACCGTGTCGGTATACCCATTTGAAATGTACGCGGTTTTATCATAAATTGCATCATTGGACGTATTGCCAGTTTTAATAACTTTGTTTTTTATGTTTAATATAGAAGACGTATATTGGGACTCAGGTTGTTTTGGCAAGTAAGTTGTAACGGGCGTATTCGAAATAAAACAATTGCTTCCTGTAGAGTTCGATACTTTGTAAAAGTGGTTGCAATTAACGCCTTGCGCATTGCATTGTTTTTCACAATTATTGCCTTCCGAATAAGGACTTTGCCTATATTTGCCGGTTGATACGGGATACATGTCTGAATATCTGCTATAAGTATTGCCATCTGCCTGTAAATTTGAGGGAACTTCTTTCAAGATTTTGTTTTCTTTGTCGGTGTTCGCGTAAAAAAGCTTGTTCATTTTTAAATCGGGCTCGGATGTATAGAATTGACGAGGGTCATTAATACTCGCCAACAATGCGAGGATTTTCTGATTTTCGCGGTTTCTCATAATGCACAATTTGTATCGAAAATTCTCGGAATAAAGGGGATTTGTTTCTGAAATTCGATCTATCGAAATTCTTTTGTTGCCAACCTGTTCGACTGCGTTTGTCATAACCTTAATCATTGGATTTGCTGCTTTTTCCCATTCGCTATTTCGAACTGTCTGCAAATCTTCAATTACGGTAGTTATTGGAATTACATTATTTTTTGGATCTTTGATACAAAGAGGCTGAAACTTTATCTCGTACAATTCTAAATTATAGTTGCCAACTTTTGGCTTCGGGATTTGAAACAGCGGATCGCCAAGTTTTTTGTAATTTGAATCATATGCCCATAATCTTCCGGCCATACCTAAAAACACGTATGTTGTATTCTCATCGAGCAGTTTATCCCAAACAATTCTGACCTGTTGTTTTGCATCTGACTTATAATTTTTCAATTCCGAACCTTTGTAAACATGGCAGTCATAATAATTCGTTTTATTGGAAGGAGACAGCGAATAATAGTAGAAATCATTTTTAACCGGATTTTTGGCAAAGATGCTGATTGGATCTCCATTTCCATTGACCCACAAAGTCTGTGTGTTATAATCAAATTGCGCGTCCCCCGAATACTGGATGCGAAATGGCGTATATTCGCTGGTAACCATTTTGAAGCTTTGGTTTCTCTTTTGCACCCCATTTTCTACGACAAAGTTTGCATTTTCTTTGCGATAAGTTGTAATAGCATTGTTGCCGACCCAAATCAATGCATTTTTTTTGAAAAATGGCATTGCATTTGTAGAAACACTGTAAGTTCCCGGTTTTTGCGCGGCAATGTACCCGCTGATTTCGATTGAGAATGTTTGACCAAATGTAGTAGACGGTGTGGGCAAAAAGTAATTGGGTAAATTTGCAAAATCACCGTCCATTTTGATCTCATTTACACCAGGAACATAGTTTCTGAGCGATTTAGAATCAATTATGTTGTTGGCGTAAATTGCAGTGTTCAGTTTGCACGAATTATGTGTGTGATACCCGGGAATTTGTGTAATTGGATTAACTTGTTCTATGCCATAAATATCTTTGACAAACACGCCGACGGGAGATGATTTAATTTGACCCGAATTTGGTTTGAAAAAAACCTGTTTGAAATTTTTGTTGTGCGCAGCATTGTATTCACTAATATTATTTAAGAAATTTATGTTTTGTTGTGCAGTGTCTGTTAATTTATTCTCCATACTATATTATTTATATAGAACATAAAATAAGGGAACTCGCCGTTATTCGGCGAAGCTTACGCCTTATGATCCCATGCTTAAATAACAATTTGAAATTGTTTTTTAAATAAAACCGACGGATACAGCTTTTTGAACCTTCACATATCCGATCAAAGCGTTCAGAAGGGAACTCGCCGTTATTCGGCGAAGCTTACGCCTTATGATCCCATGCTTAAATAACAATTTGAAATTGTTTTTTAAATAAAACCGACGGATACAGCCTTTTGAACCTTCCCTTAAGGCGAAGCGTTCAAAAGGAAACTACGTTCCCTTTATTACAATTCCGTAAATATGTAAAACAGAACCGATGTTGCTAAAACCGACCACATAATTCCAGTATAAACGGTGGAATCGTATTGTTTGGTATGTTCGTTGGGCGGATTTCTGCTTTTCAGTATAGTATCCATTTTTATATCTAGATTGCGTCGCAATTCGTCAATTGTTTTGGATTTGTCCATCATTTCTTGATGGTTTGTTTTAAAATCCGCATCATTTGTTTGAATATTTGCACTCGCGTACGCAGTTTGCAGCGCGGTTGCCGCGGCAATTACGCTTTCCGAGTCGTCTTTAACATTTGTTTCTGTTTTTTTATTTCCGGTATCGCATTTTATAGAACCACCAGAAGAGCATCGGATAAAATTGTAATAAGTGTCATTGAATTGATTGATTTTAATAATCAAGTCTTTTTCTAAATCAAACAATTTTTTATCAGTATATCCGCTTCCATTCATTGCAGTGAACTTCTCTGCAACAGACGGATTTTGTGCAACAGACGGATTTTGTGCAACAGACGGATTTTGTGCAACAGGCTGATTCTGTGCAAACGTCGCATTATTTTCATCAATAACACGTTTGGTAAGGTCTCCAGAAACTTTGTTGTATATGTTATTGATTTTTTCCACAGATTCCTTTGCTTCCTTTGCAGCCGCGACTGCCTGTTCAGAAGCAGTCAAAACACTTTGGTTCATATTTTTAAATGACCCAATGGCACTAGACCCCTCGTTAGCCAGTCCAGTTTTATGCATTTCATATTGTTGAGATAATTTTGTTCTGAATCGTTTGTTCGTATTTATCAGCTGATTACGATTTTCATCCATTGTCTTTCTCATTTCCGAATTTACATTGTTAATGCGGTTTCTAAGGTTATTCTGTCTGTAAGATACATTTCTTAATTCGGCTAATATTTTTTCTTGCGCGGTTTTAATATCCGCAACCGGTTTTTCGAGAACTGCAGAAGCCAATGATGGAAGCTGGGCTTTTACTTCTTTTTTGACGGTATCGCTGGTTGAATTTGACCCGGTTGCACCTTCTAGAAAAGAAGAACTCGCAATTTTCTTTTTTAAATTGGTTGCTCTCGCTTTTATTCTTTTATTATTTCTTTTATACCCTTCAACTACAGTTCCGCTGTTTATAAACAAAAATAGCAATATTCCAATGATACAAATTAAAAAAATACCCCTATATTTGGATTCAATAATATTATACATAAATATATATTATATTATCATTTGATTTTATGCAGAAGAATTGGAATACATCATCCACATCATCCCTGCAATTCCTACGCCTAAACTAATATTGTTGAACAACAAAAGCGTGTGTTCCTTGTTCAAATCGCCGTACTGAGTCTTCGTCAATCCAGAGGAAGACGAAATTGAGTTCAATTTGTCTACATTCTCTTTGTATTTGCACTCGCAGTTTGCAGTGTCAATCACATTTTGTTGAAAACAACCGGTGCTAACATTGACAACATTATCGCAGTTTGCTGCGTTTGTGTAATAAACATCATTTGTGCTAAAGGGTTCGGCCATCCTATATATTAAGGGAACCTACGGATTTCGCTTCGCTTACCCCTCCTTATGAACCCTCCCTTATTTTGAAAATTATGTAAAAAATAGTACATAATTTTGGATACTTAAAAGAATACATGATTCTTCATTGATGACCCTTCGTGAAGGAAGGGGGTCATAGGGGGGAACTACGTTCCCCCTATACGCAGACCCGATAATAAACCGAATCCACCGACGTCACACTGTCTCTCTCAATCTTGCAAACCTGCCCCGGTCTGAGTTCAATGAGCAACGCAACGGGGTCAAATCGTGAAATCTCCGGCAACTGGTTCATGCTCTTTAAATTGTATTGTTGTTTCAACTTCTCTAAATCGCTCATCGTTTCTCCCTCCTTCAGAATTTTGTCGTACATAACCGTATGTTTTGGAACAAGACTATGTTTAAGTATGTTTCGCTGCAGTCGCTTGATATTATGAACAACGATAAATATACCGCGGCTGTCGTATATATGGCACAGCTTCGTTATTAACGAGTCGTTCGGCTCGTCATTGATGATAACCATTAATGTATCGTCTTTTGTTAAAACGCCTTCTATTTCATAGAGTTCCTCAACCAAATTGTCTATTGCCGGCCCACGATTCGAGGTTTTGTGCAACAAATACTTTACATAAATGCTGTGAGATACCGGCGATTTGGGGTCGCGTGTAAACAGCATATCGAGCTGATTATTCTTGGCCATCGCCTCCACTTCGTTTATGTTGAAGTTTTCATAATTGTAAATGTTTTCAAGCGGGTTGTTTTCTAGATGAGATTCGTTCAAAATCTCGAGAATTGTCTTTCTCGAGTTGTAGATGGAAATTATGTCGGTATTTGTAAAGCTCATTTTGATTATATATATTGTTCATATTGTTTTTATATTTTTTCAATTTTATATCTTCTTTACCACAATCGTCTTACCACCAGATAAGAATTTTGCATCAGATTCGACCTTGGGTTCCTCTTTAAATCGGATTCTTGGTGTACTGAAATCCGAAGACGAATCCTGAGATAATGATTCTTGTGTAAAACCTGGTTGAGATGCGGGGTTTTCACGCGAAGTCATCTTGTTATCATTTCCCACAATAACATTCACAATGGGGGGCGCTGCTGCGGCAAATTGTTGCGGTTGTGAATTATACTGCATAGATGGTACATATGGGATTATTTCGCCAATTCCAACGACTTTTACATTGTTATCCAATCCTTCGGCGTCTTCTGTGTTCAAAACCACATATTCGCTGTACAATTCTTCTATTTTCCACATACGATTTTTAAAATACTTTGTGTAAGAAACCGAATCGCCTACTTTAAACCTGTTATCCGGTAAACCAGGGCTTAAACCTTGTGCAAAACCAGGAGATAAACCTTGTGCAAAACCAGGGCTTAAAGGACCTGACGTAGGTGAACCAGGTAAGGAACCTGAAGGAGACACTGGCGGTGAACTTTGCGGTGAACTTTGCGGTGAACTTGACGGTGAACCCGGTGGTGAACCCGGTGGTGAAAATGGTTCATATGAAACGGCTTCTTCTAAAACCGGTTTTTGCGCAACTTCTTGGAGACCATACAGCGGTTTTATGAGATCTTCTGGAACATTGGTTTGCACTTCACCATCTCCAAATTCAACATCATAGGTATTGTTTAAGTGTGCATACAAAATAATCGCGGGATACCATTTGCGTTCGTCTTCATTTTTCACTTCAACCTGTGTGCCTTTCTTATATTTCAATCCTGAAACCGGCGATTCTTCTTCGTCTTCCAAATAGTCTCGAATCTTTATATTTTCCTTTTTATCCACAATCTCGGCAACATCGTCCATCATTTCCTGCAATGTTTTGCCATTTGTCAACAAACTAATATTCCTGGAAAAGTTCATATTGTCAAACTGGTCAACGTTGTCTTCCGTAATAATCGCCATTTTCACATTGATCGCCTGCAACTCCTGCATAAACAATTTGAACACGTAAGGCACGCGAACCACACTGAAACTGCGTCCAAATTTGGTCACATGTTCGATGTTTGAACTGGTCCCGTCCAGCGAATCCACGAATTTCAGAGGACCGTCCGCCAAAGGACTCATGAACATATTTCGGTCTGGATTATAAATGGCAATTCCACCCGTCTTGTTGCAAACCGCCATATAGTATTGGTCGCCACGCACCAACATGGATTCCTTCAAAAATTCGGTGGCGCCGTGCGAGATAATGGAATCGCGCTCCATTTCTCCAATACGCAATCCACCATCATTTGCACGACCGCTGACCGGTTGTCGGGTGAGCTGGGTCATTGGCCCGCGTGCTCTGAAATTCACCTTATCTTTCACCATGTGTTTCAAACGCATATAGTAGGTGGGTCCCATAAAGATTTCGGACTCAATCTGGTCGCCGGTCATTCCATTGTACAAAACATCGTTTCCGGATGAATGCATCCCTGAATTGGTGAGCATTTTCTGGAAATCCGCGAGCTGTGTTCCGTTGGAATTGAATGCTGTGCAGTCGCCATGGAACCCGCTGTGCAAACATGCTTTGCCCACAATGCACTCTACCAGTTGTCCAATCGTCATACGTGTAGGAAGGGCGTGGGGATTGATAATAATGTCGGGGCGCAACCCGTCTTTGGTGAAAGGCATGTCTTGTTCGGGGACAATCATACCGATCGTGCCTTTCTGTCCAGAACGCGACGCCATCTTGTCGCCAATCGCGGGAATGCGTTCTTCGCGAACCTTGACTTTTGCGATGCGGGTTCCTTCTTCGCCGTCGGTTATGAATACTTTGTGCACAATTCCGAGCTGGCCCTTCTTTGTACTCTCCGAATTGTCCATCAATTCGTCTTTTCCGGGGATGTTGGACGTCATGCCAATAATGATAGTTTCGTCCGTGATTTCGGTTCCCTCTTTCACCAATCCATATTTGTCCAATTTGCTGTAATCGTATCCCATCTTTTGGCCAATGACGGTTTGCGACGATTTTTCAATGTTTGTGAACTTCTTCTCTACCAGATTCTCATCCGTTTTGATTTTCTCTTCGTGTGTTTCGTAAACGCTGAAATACGTGGTTCGGAATAGTCCGCGTTTCAATGCGCCCTCGTTGATTAACACGGAATCTTCCATGTTGTATCCGGTGTAGCAGGCAATGGCCACAATCGCATTTTCTCCATACGAATTTTCTTCATTGTTGATGTATTCCAGATACCTCGATTTCACCAGCGGTTTTTGCCCCTGGTTCAAAATGACGGCGGTCTTATCCATACGCATATTGTAGTTGGTATGGTAAAGACTCACCGCCTGTTTGCTTTGACCGCAGGAAAACGAATTACGCGTTGCGGGGTTATGGTGGGGGTAAATAATCATATTGCACATCATTCCGAAAATGAGCGATTCGTGGATTTCGCAGTGGGTGTATTTCTTTGCCAAATTCATGGTCGGTTTGAAGGCGATAAGAGAAGTTTCTTCTTCGTTGGGATCCAAATAATCAAAGACCGCTTTCTTCTCTTTGAACTTCGTGTTGGGACCCGCTTCGATTTCGTAGAGTTCACCCGCTTTGTAAAATCCGTCAAATCTGCGGTCAACGCCCGGTTTCTTCTCTGCAAATCCGGAAACCAAATTGTCCCAGGTGTACTTACCGTCGTTCAATTTTTTGAGCGAATTTTCATACGACATTTTATCGTCATCCCGGTAAAAAATGGGCCGGCACAGACGTCCGCCGTCTGTGAAAATCATGATGGCGTTTTGTTTGATATCGAAGCACACACTGTTATACAGGGGGATTAAACCGATGCGTCTGAACAATTTGATTTTGTTGACAACGGGAATCGCGTCTTTCACGCTGCCCGCCCAGTATCCATTCACAAAAACCTTCGTCAAAACGGACAATGCGTCGGGGGTGCAATTCTCCAGCATTTGTAATTCCGCATTTTCTTTCAACCATTTCACCATCAAATCCCTGGATACGTGTCTTGTTACATAAGACAAGAGAGAAAGTTGTTTGTGCAACCCAATGTTTCCGCCGTCGGGCGTATCAATCGGATCGAGCAACCCCCACTGCGATCCATTCAGAATACGCGGACCCACCAATTTTGCACCCGAATCCATTTGCAGATTGGTTTTGCGCAAATGACTCAGGGCGGAATTGAAGGAGAGACGGTTCAAATCCTGGACCGCACCGATGCGTTTGGTGTGTTCCGCGGACCCCCAATTCCCCTTAAATGCCTTTTTGAATCCCGTCTCTACGATGCGTTCTTTAAAAACCGTCTGGTAATTATTTTTAATTAGTTTGTCCAACCGGGTTTCATAATTGGTCTGTTCCTTGTAGAGGATTTTCTCAAAGGCCACGTAAATTGTCTCGGACTGAATCTTGAAATATTCGCGGAACAACTGGTATATCATGGTTCCGGTCAATTCGATGCGTTTATACCGATAACTGTCGCGGTCTGTCGGCGTATCTAGTCCGTTTGCAACCAATAGCAGCCGTTTCACCATATACCCCAAATAATACGCTTTCTCTACAAAATTGGATTCGCCGATGTGAGGCAGGAAAAAATCGGATAAGATGAACAATGCGTTTTCGACGGTTTTGTATTTTGCCAATTGGGCAATGTACTGCAACGCATTGAGCTGGGTCATAATGGGACCCGCATCGTGAATGGAGGGAATAAAATCGTCCATCAAATTCTCGTATTTATCCATATCCAATAAACACATTTGGATAATCTCTTTGTCTGAGATAAACCCGAGAGCGCGGAAAACGATGAACAGTGGGACTGGCGCACGCACATTTGGAATATTGACGACGATGTTGTTGTTGGAATACTGTTTGGACGGCGCAACAATGTCCACGCGAAGTGCGCGCACCGGTTTGGAAGCGTTTTCAGAGACGCTTTTTATCTCTGCAGAATAGAGAAAATCAGGATTGGTCGATTTGCCGACGCGCAACATATTGTCGCCGAATTTCTCCTGGGGTATGACCGTTTTTTCTTTGCCATTGATGATGAAATATCCGCCGACGTCGTTTCTGCACTCGCCCATATTGAAACGCATTTCTTTAGGTAAACCGGAGAGAATGCACAAATCCGACTGAACCATGATTGGAAAACGGCCGAGTAAAATTTTATCTAAAACAAATTCGTGTCTTTGCATCCCCTTTCCATCAACTGATTTGCGCAAATCTTCGATCAATTTGGCGCGCTCGTTCGCAGACATTTCGATGTTTTGTTTTTTTTGCATTTCTTCTTTGATGTGCTCTTTGCCTTCGCGATTGACGATGCTTTCTAAAAACTCCTTGTCTTTTTTCACATTTTTGAATCGTCTCTCTGCTTCTTCCTCCACTTCTTCGCCATATTGAATTGGATCTTCGTCTTCGCTGAGCACATTCAGGATTTCAACCTCAACATCATAATGAATCGTCATTGAATAGGTCATATTTCGCAAACGGGCTTCGTTGGGAAACATGTAGTGAGGATTTTCTCCATCGTAGATGGTGGGTTTAGCAAAATAAACTCGACGACCGGATTTGCCTCCGAGGTAGAGATTGCATTTGATTTTGTATTCTTTGGTTTTTTCGTCAAATTTAGAAACAATTGTTATCGGATTCATTTCCTTGAAAATTCGGAATATATCTTCTTTGTAAAAATCGTTGTAGGATTCAATATGGTGTCTTACTAAACTTTGGGGATTGTCGCGAAAATAACAATCAATGATGTCCCAAATTATTTTTTCATTTAATTCGTCTGCCATTTATACAATACCAATACACAATCTTTTATGTAATTTATTTTCTCTGTCATAATTATAAAATGTCGGATTTCATGAACACTCTCTTTGGACCTCTTTCGGGAGAATACTGCCTCTACTTTTACTATCTCTCCATTCTCTCATTCTTTCTTTTGGCGATGGCCATTATTACTGGCGTTGTCACTGGACTACAAAAGGGGAAGGGATTGTATTTTTACCTCTCCATTTTAGGGGCTTCAGTTGCTTATTTCATTTCCTATTTTGTGAATCGGTTGATGTACTCGGTCTGCACTAAGGCTCTGTAAGTAGGGAAACCTACGGTTATTCCGCCCTTCGGGCTTACGCCCTACGACCCCTTCCCTTAAAAGGAACCATTTTTATCCAGCTGTGTCTTGAATATCTCCTTTTTTCTTAAAATAAAACACAACAATGTTTTATTTTATATTAGTTCCCATATAAGGAAGGTTCAAAATGCGGAAGTCCTTCAGTATATTGCTAGACACAATGCACCTTATATGGCTGTATCCGTATGTTTCCTTTAGGGAAGGGGTCGTAGGGGAAACCTACGGTTTCCCTACCTTAGGTAGTACACTGCCAGATAGCAAAATACCGCTAAAATGATGGAAACCACCCATATTGGCACTACTGTTTTCTGTTTGTATCCAATACCAAACTGGCGGAATCCACCATGTTCATTATAGATGAGCGCGGGTTTCATCCAATGAATAACAGAGAAAATAACTAGGAAAATGATAATTGCCGAAACCAATCTGTTTTCAAACATTTCTTATATATTACAAATGTTTTTATTTCTTCGGTTCCACCCTTTTAAGCATGGGTTCATAAGGGTTAAAAGGTGAAACCTTACGGTTATAGCTTCGCTGAATACGGCGAATTCCCTTAGTTATCGTCGTTATTGTTTCTGTCTTCGTCGCCTTCCTCTAAAACAAAACCTTCATTAAGACCTTCGTTAAGACCTTCGTTAAGACCTTCATTTGCACCTTCATTGTCATTTCCCAAAAACACAGGGGTTTCACGAGAATCATCATATTCTTCCGGTACTCCAGTTTCTTTATCATATTTGGCCTTATTGTATTTATAAACCGTGCTATCCGTAAACCAATCCCCCAATTTGTATTCTTTCATTATATTCTCAACATCTCGGTCTGTCTTTGTCATATTCTTCAATTTATCGGTAATTATCTTTTTCTCTGCGAGTTTCTCTTTGCGAATCTTATCTGCCAAATCGCTATAACTAAAATTGGTTGATTCTTTATTCAATATATCAGTGTCTAAAATGATCACAAGCAGTTGCGCAACTTTATTGAAAAACCCCTGTTTGTCTGCGGAAATATCAACTTCTTCTACACACTCGCGCTTCGACCAGTTATTATCGGAAACTACGGTGAGTTCCGGGTTTATGTATTTCAAATTATCGCCTTCGCAAATGATTTTGGAGAACACCGAGAGATAACAATACTTGTAGATTTTGCACATCATTTCATTGTCGAATTTCGGCGCAATTGTAATGAGCTGCGAAACTAATAAACTGATGTCTTTCAAATCTTCATCCATGCGAATGTCTTGAAACAGAGAAGACACGTTTTCGTCTTTATAGGACTGAATTCCGTTGAAATAATTCTCGATGAATTTTGTCAGATTCTCATAATGCGTGGCTGCAAAGTCCCAGTGTTTCTTGGTTGCATCCATGTTTTGCATCCCGCCATTTTCCAAAATGGACGGAATCACGTTGGTAACATAGTGAATTGTGGTCTTAATAAACGCCGGGATTTTTTTGGGTTCCGACCAATCTGCAACATTCTCCACAAATAACACAATACTGCCTTCATATGCATTCTGTTTGTTTTTTCGGATTTGTTTTTTTTCCAGGTTTCCATACTTGTGTAAATACTCGAAAATATCTTCCTGCATTTTTTTGTTCAGATTATCCAAGAATATGTTGAGAGATCGGTTTTCTCCAGATTTCGACGCGGTTTTAATATGTTCGAAAATATTATCCTGGATTTCCATATCATGAAATGACGGGACGTCCTCGTCTGAAAATGAAATTTGGACTTGGTTTCTCCTGGATATTTTGCCCATTAAATTTGCCAATGTTTCTTTGGACTGGGTTCTTCCATTGTCGTTCAATACCTGGATGGATTGCTCCAACGACATTGTGTCTAAACCGGCGATTTTCTCCTGGCAAATATCGCGCAAATCGTCGGGAACCGGCAAATTTGTTTTGAGTTTGCAATAATGGATATAAGTTGAATACATAGTTTCGTCGCTGAAAAGGTCCGAATCCGCGGAAACGTATTCGAGTTTTTTCAGACGGGAGACCGCGAACGATGGAATGGAGAGAGATTTGATTTCACCGTAAATTTGCCCATATTTTTTGACAAAGTCGATGCTCTTTTGAATGTTTTCGTCTTTTTCCGAAAAGTAGGCAATTGTTTTACTCACGTTTGATTCCTCGCAACATGAATTCTCCAAAAATACAACATTGCCTGCTTTCAACATTGCGTCTTTTCCGATTTTCGCGACGATTTTATTAATATCGTCAACTGTCGAATAGGTGTGCTCAATGATTTTTTTGTAAATGTTTCCGATATGTTGATGTTGGTCTCTGTGTCCAGTTTTTAAAGATTCCTTAATTTCATTTGCAAATGGCAACGAAACACTGGACACTTTCTTTTCAATGTTGGATTGAATGAGCGGCGGTTGAAACAATTTCCATTTCTCTACACTATGTTCATCCGGGATAAAATCATTCTCTGGATTCAGAACCAAATGAACCCGTTTAAGTTCCAGCATTTTTTTAATCGTGGGATCTTCCAAAATTCGTTCCATATATTTTGTCAATTCGGATAACCATTTGTCGCTTTTCCATTTACTCACGCTTTTCCAGGGTTCGGATGCCGCGGATTTCATTTTCTCCAGAATACAAGAAAGATAATTAAGACCCGAATTATTGCCCGATGAATTATCCAGCGGATACCCGGCCAAACTGTACACACACCCGGGGTATGTTTTCTTTGGATGAAACGAGGGGATTCGTGTTTGAATGACAATGAACGTGATTGATGCAGTAATGCCCAAAATTTCGGTGTTTTTGTAGTACTCGTAGGAGACGGTTTTTTCGCCTTTTTTCACTTTCTTTTCCATTTGTTTATCAAAATCGTCTTTGGAACGCAGTTTGTTTGCAATAATTCGCGAGGCAATTGCCAGAATCTGATTGTCAATTTCGTCAATGTCGATTCCAAGACTTTTGGAAATTGCGGTAGAAATGTTGTAGATATATAGATCGGTTTGGTTTTCGAATTTTCGTTTTTCAGATTTATTGGGGTTTTGTTGATTCCCTTCAATCTCTGCATTGATTGTTTCTTCGATCATTTCGGAATTGTCCTTTTTCATAAGATCGTGGGTTTTGATGACAAATCCCTGGTCGTCGAACTCGTCCTGAGCAACAAAATCCAGGTATTTTATCACATATCCACTGTGTTTATCCACGATTGCATCGCCGTCGTCGCTCAGTTTTCCTTGTTCTGCGATGATTGAATTCATTCTTTGTTCATACAATCCCATTGGAAATGCAGCGGCCAAAGAGTGTAAAAAACTCGGTAAAAGTTTTGTGTTTGTTTCTTTGCAATACAACCAAAAAGTGGATTCACCTTCAATCGCACTCCGGCAGTATTTATTTTTAAATTGCTCCATGTTTTCCTGTTTTTGCACAAAATCGGTCTGTGCCAAAATCTGATCTCGGATGTTTGCATACGGAGAGACTACAAATTCGGTCATTTTGGCTTTGTTTCCAAGATGAAACGCGCGCAAAGAGAACTCTTCGCGCCTGGCTTCCTTTATCAAACGGGTTTTTTTAATTTGGCGCTCTTTCACGTCATACATTTTGGATAATTCTTTTCGGAATTCTTCTAGGGTGAGTGCAACTGCGGTTTCAAATAAACTCTTTTTTGCAATTTTTTTCATTCGTTTGGCGGCATTTTCTGTCATATCGCAGATTTCATTGTTCTTGTCGTAAAAACAACTGTTTTCCGAATTGCAGAAAAACTCGTTGGTCATTTCCGAATTGTCCATTTCCATTTCTCTGATCCAGTTGTCGCCCTTTCGTTTGAAATAAGAGACGCGTTTTTTCACATCTGCTTCCAAATCGACACTTTCCTTTTCTTCTGCGGACAAACTGTCTTCATCAAATGTGGATTTTAAGGTTGGGTAAATAATAAGGACCGCATAGTTGCCGTCTTCGACCATTTTTTTACCCGCAACGATGGTTTTTGCAACTGTTTCTGCGGACTGGATTTTGTGTTCTTTTTCCAAAGCCACTGTAAAATACTCGAGAAATTTTGCACTTGTCATTGTTTTTTGGGAATCCTTGTATCCCTTTAAAATGTCGTAAGGCGTTGCATCAAATTCTTTGTCAACATACACTTCTTCTTTGCCATTGTCTTTTTGCAAAGAGACGAGAGAAGTGTATTTTTTCACAATGATGTGCGAAGAACATTTCTTCGATTTTGAAAATGCATCTTTTCCGTATTCGGACGATTCCATCATTTCGGCCAATTCGGGAGTGTACAAATGCGACATAATAACGGAACATAAACTCATGTAAAAGTTTCCATTATCGAGTTCCATTATTTTATTGAGAACCTCAGTTGCGGTTGCATTTTCATTTTTGATTCCATATTCCTTCATTATGTGGCGTTGCATTTCCATTTTGATGTGTTCGAACATTGCATTTTTCTTCTGCTCCGCGGATTTGACTCTCTCCAACAATTGGTACTTCTTATGCTGTTTGCCAAATTTTTCAATATACGTTTTGACGTTTTCCTTCACGCTGAATCGCAATTCCTGGTAAGGTCCGCCCTTCCCCTGGTAGGGTTCGTCGTTTTTACTTCCCCGGGAACTTCCGGCATACGTAATATTGTCGGAATACATCATAAATGGTTCGAAAAATGCGAGCATGTCGTAAAAATTGTAGCCAACGTAGGCGGATTTTAATAGACGAATGATGGACGCCGAACGCGGAATGACTGCGTCCAATAAAGTTTCGTAATTTGGGTAATCCGATTTTGGAATATTAAACGAGACGGCATAATCCAGGAATTCGTTGTCCTCGTAATTGTATTCTTTCTCTACATCAATATCCACATTTACCGAATTTGTTTTTTTGGTGAGCATTTTATAATTGTACAACCAATTTTGACTTAAACTGGAGCGCATGAGAATATTGGTTCCGGGGAGACTAATCCTAGAAAACTCGAGCACTGGTTTGGGCAACATTATAACCGATTTTACGGAAACGGGGTCATTGCCGACAATGGTTTCTCTCGCATATACCGATTTGCCTGACCGCATGACTTTGTTGCCGATTTTGGTCATTCCCAAATTGTATCTTTGGATAAAGAATTTTTTGTTTTGAATATCGCCGCCCTTTTTATACACTTGGGTATAATAGTCCTCCAAATTGTCAACAATGGCTTCCAAATCCGCTTTTACAGTGTCCGATTTTAATGTGTCACCACCTTTGAATTTCTCAAAGGGTGTAAATATCTCGTTAATTCCATTATAGAAAGATGAATAATTGTTGGTTGCTTTGTAAACCTTCATGTTGTTTTTATACTCTTGCAAATCCTCATTCAACGACGATTTTACTAAGGTTTCGTCGTTAACATCCACTTTTTCGGAATAAATCTTCACTTTTTGTTTCACTACCGGGATTATCCATCGCAAATTGATATCCAGATTGTTCATATGCTCAACCAATGGTTTGTAAGTCGCGTTAAAGTTTTTGAATCCCGTTATGTTTCCATTTTTGTCAAATGTAGAGAATTTTTCTCTAAGTTCCTTGAATCTTCTTATAATTCGGTAGATGCGTTCCATAACTGGGAAAGTTCGCGCATTGTCGGGTATGGTTGAAAGCATTTCATCCAGTAAATCGTTTGTTTGGATATCGATTCCGTAGCGCTGTTCGGAGTCGCGGACTTCGACGTCGACGAAAAATTCGACCTTTTTGCCGAGGGGTAAATTGTCAGTGGTTGATATGGAATCGACCGGTGAACCTTCGGGAATGTTGATAATGGGGTTGCCTTCTGGCGAGAACTCGATTGAGGCTTTGCTTACGGCTTTGCTTACGGCTTTGCTTACTTCGCCTTCTTCACTTTCCTCTGTTTCTTCTCTCTCTCTTTTTTCTTCTCTCTCTTTTTTCTCCTCTCTCTCTCTTTTTTCTTCTCTCTCTACAACAACCTGTTGAATCGTGGGCTGTTCAACAATCTTGATTGATTTGATAATTGCCGGAACACCCTTGTATTCAAAATCAATATAAATGGATTCATCGTCATCGAGCTCGATTTCAATCATATCTTCTTCTAAATTCGCAATTTTGCCGGTAATTTCTTCGTCGTTTGCAAAAATGATTTTGATATACGTTTGTGGCAATAACCCATTTTGCCTGGCATATCCCTCCTCCTTGCTTCTAGAAATTAAATATATTTTGTGAATGGTGGTATCGGTTAAACATGCGTCCGGGTCTAAATCCAGTGTGTCTTTTTTTCCGTCGTTGATATCAATGATTTTGATTTTCTGGTCATCAATATACTCAATGAAAAAGTATTTTAAATGGTAATCCGGTTTTGTAGATTCGATTTGAATAATATCACCAAGTTTAAATTTTAAATCCGATATTTCAATTGATTCTGTAGACATTGTATAGTATAATAAACTATATTCTTATTTTTGTTTTACACAAAAAACTTAAAGCGTTTTTAATCAAATCAATATACAGGTATGCAAAAATTTATGATTGATACTCCTCTATTTGTTAAAGTAAAGCACGTCCAATATGGTGATGAAGATACTAAATACCATTATTCCATTTATAATCTGGAAAATGAATTTCTCCCAAATGCGGATTTGAAAAATCGCATATACCGAAGCGCAATTATGTGCGGAAATAAATTGTTGGCTTTGGCACCGGCGAAGTCGTTATCTAATGACAACTTTACAACTGCTATTGCCAATACGGTGTGTGCCAATACGGTGTGTGCCAATACGGTGTGTGCCAATGAAATCATCGAGGGAACCATGATTAATATGTTTTGGGATCCAAATTTGGGGCAGTGGGAAATTGCAACCAAAAAGGGTATCGGTGGAAAATACTATTTCTTCCGAAACAAATACGAAGGTGAACTAGAAGAACCCGAGCAGAAAACATTTCGCGAAATGTTTTTGGAGGGGTTTGCACTAAATAATTTGCCACTTGACAAATCATATTCGTATTCATTTGTTATGCAACATCCTTCCAATCACATTGTGTTGCCGATTGATAAGCCCGCTGTTTATCTAGTTCATACCTATAAAATTGGTGAGGACAACACATACACGTATGTAAACCCCAAATCGCATCTAAATTACGAGGATTTTGTAAAGATGGGCGTAAAGTTTTCGCGCGATTTTGTTTTTGCGCCCGGGAAAACATTGGAAGAGCAATTTGTGGATTCCACCAATGACGTGCTCGACCATATGCCTAATTTGGAGGAAGCGCTTTCGAATCCTCTGAATCAATATACCAATATCGGTGTTATGATAACGGATCAGGAAACAGGGTTAAGAACCGCCTACTACAACAAAATGTATCTGGAGGCGAAGACTTTGCGAGGGAACAATCCGAATTTGCACTACCAGTATTTGATGTTGCGAAAGATTGGGAAGGTGTCTGAGTTTCTCCGGTATTTTCCGCAGTACCGAAAACATTTCAATAAGTTTTTGGAGCATTTTACTTTGTTTGCAGAACGCATTCGCAAAATGTATTGGGAGGTGCACGTGAAAAAGACGCTTTCTGTAATGGAAATTCCCGAAAAACACGACAAGTATTTTGTGGAGAAACTCCATTACGAGTTGTTTTTGCCGAGACATCGGGAAGACAAAAAGTTTTTCATTAATCAAAAGGAAGTTGTGAAGTTCCTGGATGGAGAGAAAGTTATGGTTCCCATTTAAGGGATAGGGAAACCTACGGATTTCGCTTCGCTTACCCCCTATAACCCCTTCCCTTTAATATAAGCCTTTAGGTTTTACCTTTTAGCTTGCATTATAAAGAACAATCATAAATATTTGCATTTATATTTATGATTTTGTAAGTAATTGTCTTAAGGAATTTCAAAATGGTGTTCTATTTTGGGAAGCACTTTCGTGCTAATATATTTTACAAATCCCGCATCTTTAATAAACCACGGCCATTCGTCGTTGTTCAACAGTTCAGGCCAATTTTGCAAATCAATATAAACAATTTCTTTATCATCTGGTACGGTTTCCAATGTTTTAATTGAATAATAAACTTTGCCAGTACGATATGCATTGTGGATACACACAAAGTATCCAGCCTTTAACCAATTGATAACATCAAGCAAATTATTTCCAGAAGGTGTTTCTAATAAGTCCATTATGCGTTAAACTATTTTTATCTTTATATCAATTTTTTTTATTACTCCATATAGACAATTGACAGCTTGGAAAGATTTTGTATATACGTTGTAACATGCTGTTTATTGAGCGGATTCTCGCATGCGTCCTTCACCGGTTGTCGAATCGTATCGATGATGTCCATTATATTATTTGAATTTGACAAATGCGAAATATCCGTGGAATAATCCTTTTCGAAAAAGAATGTTATGTCGCCGGTATTAATGACGTCGGTGTATTTCATGTAAACGAATTTGTGCCAGCATTTGATTAATATACTTTTGTTCAAATCTGAAACGGTTTTGAACGACCTAAGTGCGGTTTTGATGTGCATATTATCGGGTAAAATTTTCAAAACATCTTCGAAAAACTCGAAGAAGTGGTCATTGAATGTTTTTACAATAAATGATTTTTCAGACGACATATTATATTATTATTGATAACTATATTTATATGTTTTTTGCAAAATTGATTTATAGTAGTCTTATATGATAAAACAAATGAATCCTATAAATCAAATGTGCGATAAGTGCGAAGAAGAATTTGCATCCGATTCGGATATTGTAAAATACAAATGCGGGCACATATTCCATCGAAGGTGTTTGCTACCCCAAAAAATGTCAATCCTGAATCCCCGGTGCAAAAAGTGTGAAAACGGAATGATCGATGGATACCCAACGTCGGAAGAAGAGGAAGAAGAGGAAGAAGAGGAAGAACGCTTAACCAAAATTGAAACCATTGTTGTAGTACAAATATCTGTACTTGTCGCGTCCTTAATTGGATTGCTGATTGGACTCACCTAACTCATCATCCGATAAATAAACACGATACACCACAAAAAACTCCATATTTTGATAGACCGGTTTTAAATTCATAGTTTCGTCCTTCTGAAACTGGGTTATCATTTCGCGAATGGTCCCGGAATCAGTAGATGAAATTGTGCGATGTTTTTTTGTCTCCGGATTCATAAAACACAAAGAATCAATGGTTGAATCCTGAAATTGGATTGATACTGTTTTTATGAATTCAGCAATAGAGAAATCCTTATAAGCCAATACAAATTCGCTGTATCCACACTTTTTGGTTACTTCAAAAATATACATTGTGTCGGGGATGCGCATGATCATGGTTGCAAATTTGGAGGAATAATCATTGGATAAATCTTCAGAGGACATTGGCTATGTAATAAATTGGTTGGTTGTTTTTATGTTTTTTACAAAAAACAAAGGTTTTTTACAAAAAACAAAGGTTTTTTACAAAAAACAAAGGTTTTTTACAAAAAACAAACTGTTTAAGGGAACTCGTAGTTTCCTTAAGGCGTAGCCTAACGGCTATATGAACCCATGCTAAAATGAAGAATTGTCGGCTTTGTCTTTAAGGGAAGGTATAAGCAAAGCAAAAAAGGAAACCGTAGGTTTCCTTTACTTGATCGGTTGCAAAAACGGATTCTTAGCAGGTCCGCCAAGTCCCAATTGATTGTCTTGCGCCTTTCGCATTTCCTCCATCTTATTCGTCATTGACGTGTCCCCGTCTTTTATCTTGTTGTTCCCACCATCTATAGGCGGTGTATTTATCGTTTGTCGACCATTATACGTGGCATTTAAAGGAACGCCGCCCGTGTTTGGACCGCCTAAACTAAATCCACTGGGCTCACCATTGAAATTGGTTGCCATCATTTTGTCATTGACAATGCTTGGTTCATAATGTTTCACGATTTCCTCGCCGTAAATCACTTTGTAATTCTGCTCGATCATCAACACCGCCGGAACACTGTGAATATTCGGTGGCATCAATATTTTGTCGCCATTTTCCATAATGATAAACATCTGGTTCGTATTGGGGTCTCGGCCTCGCTTGTCAATGCAGACAAACGTGATTTCGCCCGTCAAATTGGCTCTCACCAGGAATTGCAATACTTTCTGACTATGTTGACAATAGTTGCTGTAATAAAAAATATTTTGATTTGGCATTGGAACAATAAAATATATTAGTCTTTACGAAATAAAAATAGAGAAAACACCCAATAGGAGAACTACGTTCCCCTATGACCCCTCCTTTTTCTTATAATCTATCTATCATTTATACCGGTGAACATTTAAAACGGCACGTTCCCTTTATTAAAACACAAAATCCACCACTATTGGGTAATGGTCCGAGTTTGTCGTTCCACACATCTCTGGATAAGGATGCGGAAAACTGACTTTGGCGATCTTATCTACTAAATTCGGCGTTACCAAAAAGTGGTCAATCATCGTCATTTCGCCGAGAGAAGACGCGCAGTCGTCATTTTTGTCCCACCAGTCCGTGTATCTCTGGTCTTGGTTGACGAGCGAAGCCACCGATGTCAGTTCATAATGACCAGCATAGGTTCCCGACAACCCTTTCAGAATGTTCAAAACCATGGATAATGGTTTGTCGTTGTTCAAATCGGGAACTTCCGCGTCATAATCGTTCATATCCCCCATCAAAATGAGGCCGTCCGATGGATTTGACCCAATTAATGAAACAATCAATTCCTGCAAAACCGACGCCTGGGCTTCGCGCGAGGCACATCGGGAGACGTCCGTCGGATACGCCAACAAATGGGTTCCGACCAAATGCACAGTCATTTCGCCGAATTTATACGTGGTGTAATAATTCTTGGAAACCCCGGAAGAACCGGACGAACCCGTGTATCCACATTGGGATCCGGCGACCGGATAACTATGAGTTGCCCCAGTTCTCTGCAGGTCCACCGTGGGCGTCATTTTGCTGAGAAGACCGACGTTTTGACCGGTGGATGTGTCCGTTCCGTAAATTAAATAGGGCGTATAACTGTTGTTCAATAATCCGCTGAGTTGAGAGAGCTCGTAACACCCCTCAACTTCGCACAAATTCAGAATATCGGGGTTCAAATCACCGATAACCTTGGCTAAAGAGTTCAAATGCGATGTGGCAACCGATAAGTTCGGCCATGTGCAACTGGAACCGGGGCAACCATTGTAGGTTTTTAAGAAAAACCACTCGACGTTGTATTGCATAATACGAACCTTGGATTGGGTAAACGGTTTTGGAACAACCGTATAGCACTGGGTGTCGTTTGTGTTTGACGCATATGCGAGTCCTACTAGCAATAATGCTGAAAATAATGGAATAATCATTGGTAAATATATATACTAATGATTCTTTATTCGGATTTGAAAAATGATAAATGGTTTAATTTGTATTGAACTTTTTAACCTCGAGCATTTCCAAATTCGGATTCAAAAAATCGTCAAAGCTGTACGGATACTGTTTCAACACATCCATTTCAAATTTTGCGGCTTTGGATTCGTCAATAAAATTGCCATCGTCGTCCACAATGTTGAACACGGTTTCTTTCACAATTTCGTGAATGGGGTATTTGATCGACCGAATGACAACAAATGCATCGTGGATTTTTTTTTGTTTTTGGGCAACGTCTTCCAATAACTTTTTATTTTTACTAAGCGCATATTCCCCCATGATTCTGCGTATTTCCGCCAACTCTTTGTGTACATTTTCCATTTTTTTATTGACGATTCTTACTTTTTCGGAATCATTTTGCATCTCGTAGTAAGAATTGTTCAACGTCGTAGAAACGTCATTCAAATTGTTTGTTTTGATTATATTCAGGTATTTTTCAAACAATTTCACGGCGGCTTCGTCGTCGGTGTATCCAAAAAGCGTGTTCATCTTGGTCTGAATAATTTGTTGTTTTGCTACGTCAACTTCGTTTTGGTTAATCCGAATGTCATGGTCCGATAAACTCAGACTGGATAGAATCATAATATTCAAATTGCATGGATTTTTCGTATTTCCGCAGATGGCTTTCAAATGATTTTCATGTTTTGAAAAAAGGGTTCCTCCATCTTTTCCGCAATTTATGCATTTGAATGCGGCATTTCGCACTTTTTGGATTTTCTCTTTACGAGAACCGTTTCCGTTCATTATCTTTTTAATAATGTCTTGTTTCTGTTCCTCGTATTTGTTTTTTAATGCGTAATATTCGCCAACCGCTTCTTTCACGTCGAAGTATATAACGGGCTCTTTCGGCGAATTGCGTTTTTTGGAACCACCACCAATTCGAATTTGCGTATGCGCATCTTTGTTCAAAATAAAATCAGGGTTGGAAAGCTGTTTTCCGCCAATAATTTGGTGCAATCGTGGATTGTTTATACAACTGATGTTCATGCAGTTCGGCGCATGAGTCAAATCCAGTTCATCCAGGTTATTGTTGTCAATATGCAGGGTTTGCAAAGACTCGGGCAAATTTTCTATTTTTTGTATTTGGTTGTTCTTAACAATCAAAGTGGCCAGATTGTCCATTCCGTTTAAATTTACCCGAGTCAAATTATTGTGGTTTGCCTCTAAATGCACTAAATCTCTCTGCACTGGAAGTTCTTCCAATGCATTCTTATTAATGACAATTTTTTTGATACCTTTTGGAACATTGATAACACGGGAAATTTCCCCCTCTGAAAAATGGATTTCTTCCAAATTTTTATTGGCCAATGAATCCACATTGATTTCGCCTTTAAGAGGGGTATCAATATAGCATTTGTTTCCCTTTATTCCTCGAATTAATAGCTCTTTCATCGAATCCATTATATATACAATGGCCATTTATTTTACAGGCAAATTCCTCAAATAGTAATCTGTATCCACGAACGGAATCTTGGTCATACCGGAGTGCTGACCCCGTTTCTTATCGTCCTGGTACATTTGGATTTTGGACATGACAATTTCCTGGTCTCTCTTCATTTTCTGCTGGATTTCATAGGGGGTCGGTTTTGATTTGTATCGGTAATAGAGAAACCCGCCAAAAACGAGTACAAAAACAACAACCACCCCAAAATTTAGAAAAAACGTGTAGGTGTTCATTTTGTATTCGTGCGCTTTTTTTAATGAGTTTTCAATAAAATATAGGACATCCGGTTCTACTAAACTTGGATTTTCGGACATTATATTTTTGGTTTATATTTTTGAAGTTGTGTAATTACGCCAAAAATACAATCTAGACGAATAATATATTTCCATAAATGGTTGATAAAACAAAAAAATTAACTACAGCTGAAATTATCCTAATATTTGTTTCAATCGTATTATTTGATGTTGCCGTTGTCATTGGTGCAGCCAGCTTTGGTGTAAATAGCATTTTTTTATTAATAATGATTTGGGGTTTGGTTATGTTTTCGATGATTACGATGAAGGCAATCATTTTGTCCGGCGACCGAGATATTAAAAACAAAGATTGGAGAGATGTTTCATTGACCAGTTTTATATCGGTGAGTTTGATTGTGGGGTCTACACTATTGGTTGCACAGCCAACCATCATTGGGCGCGCATTTGAAAATACGGTGGGGTATTGGGCGATTGATAGCGACGAATTAACCGAGATAAACAAAGCTGTTTTCCAAAGTGCAAATGGTGGAAACTACAATTTGATTGCAACCCAGCTTTTTTCAGATGATAATCGAATCCAATTTAACGAGTATCTTAAAAAAATGGCAACGGGCGATAGTCCATTCAGCGGGGTTTCTTCGATTTATCAAGAGGGCTATGATACGACAGATGCCGAATTACCAATTAATAAATTATATGAAATGGTAGTTAAAAAATACAACATATCGAGAGGCGTGATTGCCGGTTTAGCGACAATTGTAGCAATGTATGCGTGTTATATGCCAATGAAAAACCCGTGGATTAATGTTTAACAATAATTGGCGTTGGTGACAGTGTCCCAATTAATTCCGTGCAAATTTGCCCACTTCTTTTTGCCGCAAACCGCGTTTCCACCGGCTGACCAACCATCGTTTGCAAAGTCGAATTTGCCGTCTTTGAACCCTTTTGCGTCTGTGCTGGCAGCGGCAGTTCCATAATTCACCTGATTCGGCGCCGGTTGTATGCAGTATTTTTTTCCAGTTGCCGAATCGGTCTCAATTCCCCAAAAATCGGGGCATGGTGTTTGGAGTTTGGGGAAAGTGTCGGTTGCTTTCTGTTTAGACATTGTCCATCCCAAAAATGCTAAAACGAGAATCAACACAATAACTGCGATTGCCACAACCATTGTGTAAAAACTATCAATTCCAGAGGTGGATTGGCTTATTCCTGAACCAACGGAACTGATTCCAGAAGTAATTGAATTTAGTCCAGCACTTAGTTTGTCTCCGATTCCTTGTACTGGTCCTTGATTTGTTGGTGCTTGCCCTTGTCCTAAAAAATTCATTATTATATATTAGTTCTCTATAAAATTGTCTGCATCTATTTTATTATGTCTAAACCTGGTTCATCTATTTCAAATGCCTACAATAATAAAATATTGGATTTAGCAAGATACAATGGTCGTGTGAATTTGATGGACGAGCCCGATCCGGCCATTCAGTTCCAGATTGCAGAGAAAATCGCCATTAAGAACAAAGCCACCGAATACCGTGGTGCCATTGCTGGCGAATGGGAAGACAATACTTTGAGTCGCGTCTTTTTCTCTGCAGGAAATATGCAAATTTTGCAAAATGGAATTCGCGCCGGCGTTTACAAAATGTCCAATCGAGAATTCACAGTTCTCCCGCAGAATCCCGACACCTTGAAAATCATTATGCGAAGCATTTATATGCAGTACGCCCAGCATTTTTCGACGGGTATAACTGCACAGGTGGAGCGACTCAATAAATTAGTGTTGGATTATGCAGTGCTCAACACGTTTAATGAGGCGGTTGGATACATTAAATATCGCGAAGATATCAGCACGTTGGCAGTGCCGTTTGCTCTGCCGACCAAAATTGATCGCGACTATAAGGACCTCGATTCGAGTAGGGAGTTTTTCGTCAACACAAGATAAGGGAACGTAGTTCCCTTATGAACCTTCCTTTAAAGGAAACCGTAGGTTTCCTTTTGAACCTTCCCTTAAAGAGAACCAATGTATTCAGCTTTGCTTCCGCCATTGACCTTCCTTTAAAAAAACAATTTGAAATAAAATTTGAAATTGTTAAAAAAATATACAAATGAAAAGGAGGGGTTAAAGGGGAACTACGTTCCCCTTAGGGAAGGATCATAAGGAAACCGTAGGTTTCCTTACCTTATTCGTCATCCGAGACGAGCAATCTGCACATATTGCTCGCCTCAATGTTTTCAGTAATTGGTTTGAACAAATTGTATATAATCGCATCGTCTCGAAACCTCGCGGTGTAGTCTTGTTGGGCATTGTTTCGGCCAACTCTTCCGAGCGCCTGTATCGTCTTTTGTTGCGACATATTGGTCAAATCTTTTCCAATGAGTTCGTGGCAAAACTGGTAATTGGTTCCATAAATGTAGTCGGATGATGCAATAATCATAAACAGCCGTTTCTGGTTGGCCATTTCCTTAACGATTTCGGTATACATAACATTTTCCTGGTACTCAAACGAGCCAATTCCGAGCAACAACAATATTTTGAGTCGGTCGTCAATGACCAGTTCCATAACGCGTTTCGTCGTATTTGAGTCAATCGCCGGAATAAACGCGTTCTCTACGAGTTTGGGAATCCAGATGTTTTGGTGTTCGGTCGTGTTTGGAACATACACCGTTTCCAGCGACAAAACTTTGAATTGCGATTTTAAATCTTCGATTTCGGTGTCGATTCGGTCCGCCGCGGTCGTCTTCAAATCGTCAATGTTCATATTGCTTTTGTCCTTTACCACAACGCCTTTCAGTTCATCTTCCAATTTCGCTTCCAATTTTGCGATTTTTTCCAACAACATATTGTTGTATGCGATTTTCTGCAACATGTCGTCAAACACTTTTTTGGGAATGTTCGACTGCTGGATGTAAAAGTTGCCAATGGTCGAGATGTTTTCCGTCAAATAAATGGTGGGGCCATCGGTCAATGTGTGTGCATCTGCTGTCGTGAGCAATATTCCGCCGGATGTGAGCGAACTTGCTTTGGCCTTATCCACAAAAGACGGTTCGGCAGAAACACTGGCCGTTCTTGCAAGTGGTTTTCCTGATGAAAATACCGACGTATTCGACAGACTGGTTGTTTTCTTGATCTCGGTTTTGTCAAACTTTCGCCGCATCATTGCCACCACATAATTGTGGATTCTCGGCCAGGCATCTTCTTCGAGGTTTTTCATCAGTTCCAGGTAATACATTTTGATACTGTTCATCTTAATTTTGCAAATATCGTTTTCAAAATAACGGTCAACCGATAAATGTTCCGGGATACTGCCCGATTCCTGCAAATAATCAATGAATCGCAGAATTTCGTTCAGGTCAAAATACCGCAACAACGTCCGGTTTTCACTGCAGTATTCAACACACTCCTGCATTTCTCTGTATTTTTCAAACATATTGTGGGGGCAAACGCAGAACCCCGATTTATTAAGTATTGATATGGACTTGTTGAAATCGTAGCTTTGAATGGTTGTTATCATCGGGTTTTTGAATTTTCGGCGAAAATCCATAATCAGCGGCATCAATTCGGTTTCCTTCGGCAAAGTCGCAGAAGACAATACGATGTTGGGTATTTTATTTTCCGACCAGTTTTTGTGGATGATGTCGTGCAACGGATGTTCTGCACAATCTAGACCGATGGTGGGTTCGTCCCAATAAGTAATGATTCGGTCTTTGTCATTGAATGCCATCATATAATACATCGCAGTCAAATACGATTTGGCGTCGCAAATCATCAGTTCCACCTTGTCGCCCACCTCGTTGTTTATTTTGCCAATCCCGCCCGATCTTTTATTGATTTTGTAGCTAGATGCTGCATAATTGTGGAGACGAATGTCGGAGGTGGTATCACAACCGAATGCAAACGCAACGCATTTTTGCGCGGATATGGCTGATTTGGCCAGTGCCAAACCGACGTGTCTCGCCGCACATACGAAAATCACGCGGTGATAGGGCAACAATCCAATGGGTGAAAGCGTTTTGCCGGTTCCGGTGGGCGCAATGTACAGAACCAGATTTGCCCGGGTGTCGTAATTCACTTCGTGTGTCTCTTTGAACCGGGTGAATAGACGTTTTTGGTGATCGTACAGGGCGATGTCTCCGTAATTGTAGATGTTTGAGTTTTTCTCAATAAAATCGTATGCATTGTGGATGATGTTTGAAAGCGCGGTTTTCGAATTGACGAATCGGATGCAAATATCCATAAACTCCAACACGTGTTTGTTGATGTTTTCCACCTGGATGTTTCGCAACTGGATGAGCGTGTACAAATAAAACGCGTACCGGTTCTTTTCATTGTGAAACAACGTCATCATTTCTTGCACGAACCCCAGATAGATGAACTCGATGATGTTTGGACGCATTGTCTCAATGTTTGCGGTCATATTTTTAATTCGGATTGCATCCGCGGTCTTAATCTTGTCGGTTTTGCCTTCCTTTATTGTCTTGTCAAAATTTGCAATTGTGGGTTCTTTTGCTTTCTTCGCAATATCCAATACAATTGGTTGGAAGAAACTTTTGTAGAAGAAGATCTCTATCATGTCGCTCTTTTCAATCTTTGCATAACTGAGCAATGATTTGTTGTTGTTTTGTCGGATGTTTATCTCGAAATATCCGGCAATAATGAGATTGAGTACGCGTTTTTCAGCGTCGGAAACGGGGACTTCCACTGAGTCCCATTCCGCTTTGGTAAGTCGTGTTTGTTGAGTTGTGTCCATTTTCTTAAATTATAATTGAATTGGGTGTATTTATTATGTAGTTATCTGTTTAAGTATTAACTATTTTTCAATTTTAAAGGAAACCTACGGTTTCCTTTTTTTGCTTTGCTTATACCTTCCCTTTATAAAAGAAAAAAGGAAAGGGTCGTAGGTATTCGTTTTTTTGAACCTTTCCTTTTGGTTTTATTTTTATTTTACATAAAACCATTTATCCAAATGATTTTATACGCACATTATTTATTTTTGCGACTAGCAGTTTTGCGACGAAGTTTTCGCACGGACTTGCGTTGCTTTCCTCCTCTTGCAGTTGAGCTTCTTCCCATTGAGTGCCCAGTTGCTTTTTTTGCCTTTGTATTTTTTCTTAATGATTTACCTTGATTGACATAGTACGAAAGATGTCTTGGTAATAATTCTGAAGTATTTGCAGCTGAATAATCTCCATCAACCATATTTTTCATTTTTAATCCAGCAAAAGCTGGATTTTTAAGAGCAACACTTGGTTTGCCTTTAACACCTGAAGTGTTTCTAACATATTTACGATATTGTTTTCCCATGTTTTCTTGTTTTCGTTCATCATACGTAAAACCTTCAGGGTCGGTTATAGGGACTAGTGTTACGCCTTGATGTATACGATTTGCTGATGCTGATGCACTATTCATTTTTATATAATTCCGCGATAAAATAATTTTTGTACGCAAAAATTTGCTAAACAATTATTCAAACAGTGACAAATCAATATTGCATTTTCTCTCTGGTTTCGGTTCATCATCTTCTTCTTCTCCCGAGTCCTCTTTTTTTGCGGTTGCGTCTTTCTTCACTTTCGGTTCATAAACCACTTCCCAACCATTTGTATCTGGGTCGTAATTGGAACTATTCGTCTTAATAATCCGGTAATTCTCCTTCTTGAAAAACGCCCGTCTTTTTACCCATTGTTTCTGGAACGGTTCGTGGCTATCTACAATGTCCACCACAATCGGCATTTCGTGGTCCGAACGCAGAATTCTCCCCACCGACTGTTCAATGTCTGTTTTGGGCGTGACCATGACAATCGTGCAAAGCGTTTTTATGTCTAAACCTTCCGCTGCCATCGCATAGGTTGCAATGACCACCTGTTTGTCTTCCGTCTTTTTCAACGCGGTTTCCTTCATTCCGCCTACATAATAGCCAACCGTCGCAAACTTCTGCTCCTCAATCGCGTCGTGGATGTAGGTCAAAATGCTCCGATTGTGCGCAATCACCATGATTTGCTGGTCGGGGTTCTCTACAAACATATCTTTTAAAACACGAATGATGAAATCGGTGCGCGGCCTGTAATCGCACAATTTGGATATCATCGTACTGAACGCCGGATTACCCCGGAAATCATACTCCACCTTGGCAAATTCGCGGTCGCCACTTTGGTACTGGATTGCGCGCACCTGCACGTGCCGCTGTTTCTTCTCGGTCATCCTGTACAAAATATCCCCCAAAAACATCTTGAACACAAAGGTGGTTCCGTCCTTTCGGTCCATGGTCGCAGATAAGCCCAGCGTATATTTGGTGACAATCTTGAACAGAGAACATGAAAACACCTCCGAACCAATGTGGTGGACTTCATCGATGAGGAGCATACCGAACGACGAAAACACGGAATCCGCATAATCCTTCATGGAAAGACTTTGCAACATCCCGATGACGATGTCCTTTCCTTCAATGTCGATGATTTGGCCCTGGATTCGGCCGACACGCGCAGTCGGCAAATACTGCTGGATGCGCTCTATCCACTGATTGAGCAAAAACTCTTTGTGCACGATGATAAGTGTCTTCTTTTTCATGGTGGAAATGATATTTAATCCAATGACGGTTTTGCCTGCACCGCACCCGAGCGTGACCAACCCGCCACTGCACGATTTGGTGTATGCTTTGACAACATCCTGTTGATAATCGCGCAACGAACCTGCGAACGGGACGTCGATGTCGTCGCCTTCCGGGATTTTGACCTGCTTGGGAACGCCGAAATTGTCGGTTCCGAAAAAACGCGGAACGTAGATTTTCTGGGTGGATTCGCGATAGGCGGGGAAAGAAACGGTGGTGGCCATTGGCGCACCGGGGGTTTGAGGGCGGATCGTCAGGGTTTCTTTGATATATTTTATCTGGTCCTCCGTCAATTCAGATTTGGGTATAGTGTATCCTTTTGGACCCAGATATGTCGATAGGGTTTTAGGCATTTCTTGGAAAACGGTTTTCTTAGATTTCTTATAAAAATTGGGCTTCATTTTGCGAACTAGATATATATTTAGAATTATTTCTAATTTGTTTTCAAAACTATTAGGGGAAACCTACGGTTTCCCCTATGACCCCTTCCCTTTTAAGGGAACCAAGGTTCCCCTATGACCCCTCCTTTTAAGGGAAACATGATATTCAGCGAAGCTTACGCCCTTGCGATCCCATACTAATCCCATACTAATATTATTTTTCAAAGGAGGGATCATAAGGGAACCTTGGTTCCCTTAAAATACTCCTGCTATAATATATAATTGCAATGGACTTTTCATCTTATTATCAATCTTTATCCAAAATGGAATTCGGGATGCTCGCGCTTTTTATAATTTACTTGGTTATGGATATCTATCCTCCCGAAATTATGGCTTCCTATATTGACACTTCTCTCGGAATGGTCGGAATCCTTTTACTAACTCTCTATGTTTTCATGAACTACAGTCCCATTTTAGGTGTTGTTTTCCTCTTTGTTGCTTACGAGATTGTGAGAAGAAGTGCGCGCGTGAACAACCGTGTGCCAATGATGATGTACACGCCGAGTCAGGCCAGGAAAGACGCCGAGTTAGCAACAATGAACCCGCCAGTAGCTGCATCTTTAGAGGAAGAAGTTGTAGAAAAAATGGCGCCAGTTGGAAAAAGCAGTTTGATTAGCTACACGATGAGCGAATACAAACCGGTTTCGACGGATATCCATAATGCGTCCGCACTATAGGGGGAACCGTAGGTTTACATGACTCCTTTTTTTATAATTAAAGGGAGGGTCATAGGGGCCTAAGAGAAGCTTCGCTTCTCTGAATTTGTAGGTTCTCCTAAAATTGAACTCTTTTTTTGCATTTTTACAGAAAGCAAAAATAAATATATATTCTGGTTCATAATCAGAATATATTCCAACATTAACTTAATCCCGCTAACTTAATCCCTCTAACTTAATCCCGTAAACTATTATACAATGGAATTTGTATCAAAGAAAGACTCCATGTTTTCCATCGGAAGTTGTGTTTCTGTCGACAAAGACCTTTCCTCCGTATTTTCCATCGGAAGTTGTGTTTCTTCATCCGAAGAAAAGACCGAAGAAGAACCTTTGCCCAAGCTTGAATATGAAGGCTCGCAAAACTGGATTGTTGGTCAAAGATACGCCAAAGAATACGACGACCGAGACCCATATTTCACCGGCCCAACTGACGAGTCCAACTGGCTCTTTCGCAAAACTCCCGGTTCTAAGTACGGTGCGTTCGCTGTCGGCGGATACCCTGACAAGCCCAATTATTTCGAATACTTGAAGCTCGCCGGTCTGGACACGTTCGTTTGTTTGAATTCCGAATACGGATTATACTCAAAAGGAGACTATTATCCAAAATACGGAGAGACTTTACCGAAAGACCGATTTGTGCATGTGCCAATTGAGGACATGCAGACGATTGACGAAAAAATCATTGTTCGTCTGGCCGAAGACATTGTTCGCAGAATTAAGAACGGCGAAAATGTTTATTTGCACTGTGCAGGAGGACATGGCAGAACCGGAACCGTTGCCCTTGTGGTTCTCCATATGATGTATCCGAAGTTGACCTATATTGAACTGTTTGAATTCGTTCAATACGCGCACGACCAGCGTGAAGGCAACTTTTTCGGAAACAGTACATACGTGTATAAGATGTCGAACGATCATCTGGCAAATAAATTCGTTAAAGGCCAGGTCCCTTCCCCTCAGACAATTGAGCAGCGCACCCAGGTAAGGAAAATCATAAACCGTCCTTAGAATCAAAATGCATCGAGCATTCATTTTATAAAAAAACTATAAAAACCATTAAATAAACCATTAAATAAACCATTAAATAAACCATTAAATAAACCATTAAATAAACCATTAAATAAACCATTAAATAAACCATTAAATAAACCATTAAATAAACCATTAAAAACTATAAAAAAAGAAAAAGAAAAAAATAAAAAGATAAACCACATCTTTTTATTTTTATACCGCAACAACTGCCGGTTTTTTCAACATTCCATTGTATCCCATCAACGACAATAAAATAACTATAATTGAAAACATGGTCATTGACCCATGTTGAATTTTTTTTGAAGACGTTCTTGAGAATAAGCGAAGATAAAATACAAGAAATACTATACCAATACCACCGATAACCATAAAAATTGTGCTCGCCGCGTCGGGTTCTAGCTTAGTTGAAACCAGCGTGAGTGCATAAACCATACATAACGTCATCCCCAATAATATAAAACCCCAGGACAAAAACTTCATAACGTTTTTTTTATCGACCGAGGTTGCAGTTTCATCAGTTTGCGTTACATATTCGCATTCGATTTCATCTTCAATATTTTGATTGTTTTTTACTATAAATGCACTGCTGGTTGTTTTTTTTTTCTTACCTTTTCCACTTGTATAATATTTGATGCCACTAAAATTAACACTGGACGAAGGTATACCATTGAAATTATCAGCTACCAGAATTGGTTTATCAAATACAAAAACATAATTTGATGATGCATTATCAATATAACAAGTAATATTGGGTTTTATTTTTTTCAAATCATTGTTTAAAGTGAACACTTTGTCTCCGTCCATCATTCTTTTAACTTCCGTCTTTTCATTTTGAGTACCGATGGCTGTAGTAGTATCATAAATTAAAGGAATTATAACATAAAAAACACCGATTCCATTTGTTGTTCTTGTATGGGTAAGAACTAAATCCGCATCCTGGACACTGCTTACTCCGTTTTGAATGTTATGTGTTGGTTTTACAATTGAAATATCCGTGCAATAACCGCTAAAAAATATCCCGTCATCTGCAAATGTAAAATTTTTATCACTCATTGAATATTGTGGTTTGTATGTTGTTCCAACATTTGTTTCGGGATATGTATATTGAATTTTTGCATTTTTATGCGTTATGTTAACACTTCTTAAATCGATTGGCGGCATTATATACTATATACCAGAATTTATTCGGCTGAATTAAAAACTAGTCACTAATTTGGTTGAGCCATATTCGTTGGAATCGGTGTTTAAGTTTGTTCCTGTTCCTGTTCCTGTTCCTGTTCCTGTTCCTGTTCCTGTTCCTGCGTCTGTTTCTGTTCCAGTGTTTGCACCCACGTCAGATGGTTTGGCCATAATTGTTTTTATTTTTTCCATTATTTTTTCAATCGCCTTTTTATTGAATTCTGCTTTAATATCCGGGTTTGGTTTGTTGCAACATTTGTCGAGTTTTGCTTCAAGAGTGCTAAGTTTATCGCGAATGTCGGAAACAATATTTGGATCGGGTGTTCCAGCGCCCAGTTTTTCATTAAGTTCATCTATTTTTTCATCAATTTTGTTATCTAAATGGTGGTCAACACCATCTAATGTGTGTTCAAGGCGGTCTATTTTGGTTTCAAGGCCATCTAATTTGTCTTCAAGGCGATGAATATTTTCTTCCATTGATTGGTTATGGTTATCAAATAAAGCATCTATATTATCATTATGTGTGGTAGCATTTTGATTACTTTGTATTTTTTGATCAAGACCATTGATATGGGTTTTTACACCATCAATTTCACCACTGATTTCATTCAATTTCGACATCAATCTTTCATTTGCTATTTTTGCATTTATCTCGGCAATTTGGGCGTTGATTGATTCAATTTCAGCAAGTATTTTGGCCAATGCGCTGTCGTCTTTTGTTTCATCTTTTGTTTTTTCCATTTCTTCCAGTTTCTTCTGCAGCCCTGCAATATCATTTTGCAGTTTCTCTACATAGACCTGGTTGAGTGATTCTGTGAGCTTTCTTTTAAAATCGTCAAATGTTTCTTTTTTTGAAATCTGTGATTTCAACGCTTCAATTTGCAAAAGCAAATTGTCGTTATCTCCGCCAAACTGTTTTTTCAAATCTTCTTTTTCATCATCACACCTGGTTTGTAAAGTTTTATTTTTTTGTTCCAAATCTTCTTTTTCTCTTTCTTTTTGCTCCAAATCGTCTTTGCATTTTTGTGCTTCCTGTTGTTTTTCACGTTCAAGTTTTTCTAATTGTTCCTTAATAGTTGAAAGTTGTTCGTCAGCATCTTTTACTTTGGCTTCTAGTTCGGTTTTATCTTTTTTTAAACTTTCGATTTGTGTATCTAATATAACTTTTTGTTGAGCATTTGCAGTAATTGTTTCTACTGTTTTTTTTGCCATTAACTCTAAAATCGCTTTATCTTTTTCTACAATTTGTTGCTGGTTGCGTTTATTTTGTGCAATAAGTTCTTTTTCTTTCTCTTCCAGATCACTTTGAAGCTTATTGTTTAATTCGTTGAGTTTTTGATTGGTTTCGTTAAGGGCTTCGTTTGTTTTTTTAAGCGCATCAATTTCTGTATTAAGTTTTGTATTGTCATTATTTAAACGATCTCTTTCTCCTGAAACATTTGCAATGTCGGTTTCAAGTTTTTCAATTTGTTTTTTTAAATCTTCAATAACAATGGATAAATCTTCGATTTCTTTTTTTAAATTTTCGACCTGTTTTTTTAAACCTTCAATTTCATTATTTTTTTGATTAATTGTTTCAGTATCCTGATTTTGTTGTGTTTTCAAACCTTTAATTTCGTTTTCAAGTTCTTTGACTTTATTTTCCAACTTTTCTTTTTCTTCCGTCTTCTCTTTTAATTCGTTCTTTTTTTCTTCAAGCTCTTTCTTTTGATTATTAAATTCACGATCTAAATCTTTGTTTTTATTTTCCAACTCCGCAATTTTTGCATTTTTTCCCGCAATTTCGTTTTCATTTGTTTTTTTCATATTGTTAAGTTGGTTTTTAAAATCTATATTTTGTTGAGTTAATCTTTTAATTGTATCATCGTTTGCTTTATTTTTATTAGTAATTTCTGCAATTTTGCTTTGAATTTCTCTATTTTTGTTTTTTAGATCCTCAACATCTTTTGTTAACTTATCCTTTTCTAAAGTTGAAGTTTCAGTATTTGCATTAAGTTGTTCATTTAATTTCGAAATCTGACTTTCAAATTCTGTTTTTTGGTCTTCAAGGCCTTTTAATAATTGGTTATTTCTTTCATTTTCCAATTGATTTTTGCTTTCCAAATCACTATTTTTCATAGTTATTTGTTCAATATTTTTGTTAAGTTGATTATTTATACTGTTAAGTTTCTGATTTTTTTCGGACAATTGACTATTTAATTCTTCAAATTCTTTTTCCTTTTGTTCGAATGAATCTTTGGACAATTGAATTTCATTGTCTTTTTTTTCTAATGATTCTTTTAATTCTGCAGCAGAAGTACTTTGTGCTTTTTCTAATTGGGTAGTCAACGATCGTTTTTCATCTTCAAGTGTTTGTGTTTTCTGAGATAATTCATTTCTCTCTGTTTCGACTTTTTTATAATCGGTATTTATTTTTTGTAATTCGCCAGTCAAACTGGTAAGTTCAGTTGTCAATTTTGTATTTTCATCATTCAACGTGTTTTTCTCTGCAGATAGTTGTTCGATTGTTTGTGCATTACTTTCCAAATTATTTTTTAATTCTGTATTTTGTTGTTCAATTGCATATACTTTTGCATCTGCATCTGTGTTTACACCTACAGATATACCTTGTTTTGCATCTGCATCTGTGTTTACACCTACAGATATACCTTGTTTTGCATCTACTTTTGCATCTACTTTTTCTTCTACTTTTGCATCTACTTTTGCATCTACAAGTGGTTTTTCTTCTACTTTTGCATTCGTTCCTTTATTTCTCCTTTTTCCAATAATTGCTTCAAGTGTTTCTTTTTTAATTGTCATAATAATATAACACTATATTATTATACACAGGAACTTATTATGCTGAATACAACGGTTTATAGGATGCATTGTCATTATTTTTTAAACAAATACTATTCACGACATTGAATTTTGAAATTCTATTCATAAATTCTAAAGTTCCTATCGCCGTTTTTGCATTTTCGTCATCAATTGCATGAAACACGCCATTAAATGTTTGTATCTCCGGCAAAGTTAGTGTAGTTTTCTCTCTTTTATCAATATCCGCATAGCACAACTCTAATAGATCGTATATATATTTTTCAGGAAAAGATGAATTGATGCTATTTATTCTTTTTGCATATTTCCGCGTGATCTCAAATTCTTTCTTAAACGTGTAAAAAACCCCTGGATTGTTATTCAAAGTAAATTCATCCTTACCATGGATTACCGATTTCACTGTATTTATGTCAACATAATTCGTTGGGGGTGGCGTATCTTTGGATATAATATTCAAAACGCCAAACATACAAACTTCTAATTTGTCGTAAAATGCTTCAGCTGTACCTAAGTTCAATTGCTTGTAAACACTATTCAAAATATCAGAGGTTGGCTCTTTTACATAATCCACTTTTGATAACCGAAAACAATTTGTTTTTCCAAAACAAAAATCTTGCAAACACGTTTTTACACCTTTTTTATCTATCATATTAGTGTAAATATCTGGAACATAAAAATCATTTTCTCTATTTTTCACGTCAACCATATATTCCAATTCTCTCCTATATTCTTTTAAAGATTCGTTGATAAATTCGCCTTCAATGCGGCGATGGGTGCATGCATCCATAAAAAACTTTCTCGGATTTTTTTCCATGTCCGTCTTTAAAGATCCTCCTCTTTGCGAATCAAAATTTTCACCAGCAGAATCAAATTCATAACTATAAAAAGAATTTTTTGAACCATCTTTTTTGATGCCCATAAACTTATTTAAAACTGCTTCGGTGGAACAATCGTATTTTTTTTCATTTCCGGCCAAATCCGCAAATACGATTTGGCGAACAGATGAAGGATCATTTGGTTTGCTCATTTTTAAAAAACATAAGACGTGGCTTCTTGAACTTTTATCGTTTGTCAAAAACCCCTTTACTAATCGGTCTTCATCTAAAAAATAATTCAATACATCCGACAATGAGTTATCCGATGTAAATGTTTTTTTAGTGTTTTTAAGCTTTATCGCATGGTATGGATTATGTTGTGTTTCAACATTGATTTTGAAAGCTGTCTGGTTAAAAGTCAATTGAAACGGTGTAGTTGTATGTTCATCAATTGTATTGTCATACTTTTTAAAAATTTCCTTAAAACTAATTTCTAACGTTGTATATTGTTCTTTGGACCCAAGATTGTTGCACAAATCGATAAGAACTTTTTTTAACACTTTTGTTTTTCCGGAACCGCCCGGTCCGTGGAACGAAAACATCATCGGACTGCCCGCTGCGATTTTTTTTATTATTGGGTCAAATTTGGGACTCTTAACAATATCTTCGTATTTTGATTCATCGAGAGAAAAATCAGGTTTAAAAATATAGTCAAAAGGACCAAATTTGTAATTTTGAGATTCAAACATATCTTTTTTTGTTGCAGTTTCTGTTCCAGTCTTTGTTTTAAAAGTCAGCATCATTGATGTACTATCGTCAATTGATCTACTATCGTTTATTCGGGTTCCTTTTTCTCCGTAATTACCTCCCTCTTTTTTATTCAATTGAATTTCATATCTTTTATTAGTAGATTCGGGTGTATCGCTTACAATTTGCAAATATGTGTGTATTTTTTTTTGTTTTGCAAGTAATTTTTTTTGTATTTCGACAATTATTTCGTCGGTTATCTGAAGTTTTTTAAATCCACTTTCATAGTTTGCATTATAAGAATTGTATATGTCAATGCAACATTGTATGAGTTCGACATTGCTACTTTCTTTGTCTTTCAAAAACATCAGAAACTCAAAAAAATCAAAAATCGGCATAACAAACTGCGAATAATCAGTTTTTTCCTCCAAATAATCCCCTATTTTACGAATCGACCTGTTTTTATAAGCGTAATAATAATTAATATATTTGTGCAACAAATTGTAAGTTTTTGTTTTTCCAGATGACGGAGCAGATATGTTGACATACAAAATTTTGAGAACAGATTTTACGTTTCCAGGCAACACCACTTTCAAATCATCTGGCGAAATTGCATTTAAATAATGGATATAAACCTTTTTCATATCCAATGATTGTTCAGCATCCGCGCCAAAAATTTTGGATTTGATTTCCGTAATTAAATCTTTGTATGCGGCCGGTCGTGGATCAAAAATATTTGTTGGTGTTCCATGTGGCAACACATCTGTTCTATTCGGGATAGAATCGTCATTTGCCAATTCCTTTATTTCACAAGTAGACCCAATCCCTTCTCCGTAAATGAATATCCTGCCATACGTAAAGTAGGTTTTTTGCAATTCGGATTCAGTATTATAAACATAAAATTCGGTTCTTTTTCCAGCAGTATCCAATGGCACATAGGAATCCATACCAATATAATCAGTGTTGCCGTCTGGAATACTATTTGGATCCGTATAATTTTTTGTTGGATCAATTTTTATTACACTGTTGAAATCAAACCTATCCGACGTAATATAATTGTTTGGCAAAACATTGGTGGTTTCAAATTTATTTGTGGTTTCTAGTTTAAATTTGCTTTTTGTCTCGAAAATACCCACTATGTTAGAATTTACAACGACAAATAAGTAAAATTGTGGAAGTTCAGTCATTTGTGTTGCTTGTATAGGTTCAATCTTTTCGGACGGCAGTTGAGTTTTCGATTTTTGAGTCATTTTTGCCATTTTGGATTTAATGTTTTCATAAACCGTTTTTGCATTTAAATATAATGGTTTTGTGGACGATGAGCTTGTAAATGACTTTGGTGAATTGATGGAAGAATCTGGTGATCCAACTGAAGAAGAAGAAGAAAATGGTGATGCGGCAGAATTCGTTGGTGTAATTGATCCATCCTCAGATTTTGAACTGCTGGCGACAGATGATTTTTCTCTAGAAGAGGCAATTCCAGTTTTAAAAGGGGGGTTGTATTTTTGTTCATGTTTTTTCACTGCTTGTTTTGTCAATATCCCCGTATTTACAGTTAGATTTTCATTTTGGTTTGTTTTTGTTGTTGCCATTATTATATTTAAATATATAAATAATTTATATATTAAAAATCTTACAAATACGGAATGTAGTTAAACCGCGAGTTTTCATAAATGGTTGCTCTAAATGTATCCGAGTATCCCTCTACAAATACGGTATCGCCGTCAAACACTTCGTCGCAACCATATTCGCCGGTGCAACTTTTGCCATTCTTGCTAATTGGCAACTTGGTGTTCATATTCCCAGTATTGGAAATCGTGTAATACTGCATTTTGTCCCGCGTTAATTTGCGACCCATCAATGGAAGAATCAGGTCTTTTTCACGAGTTAGAATGCCGACCTGAGTATACGCGGACGGACGACCGCGTGATTCCATGTTTACTGGGATTGCGTTGTTCGGAATTGCGTTGTTCGGAATTGCGTTGTTCGGGATTGCGTTGTTCATGACTGGTTGCATCAACGAATCATTTTGCGGAGGCTGATTGTTCATTCCGCCTAAAACTATAACCTGAGGTTGTTGTGGTAAAACGGATTGCTGTTGTTTAATGGTTGTATAATAGAGATACAGCAGAACCACGAGAATGAAAAATAAAAGAAAAAGTGTCATGTTTTCAATGCACAAAACACCTGGAATGCATTTCTTACCCATCTGTCTATACTATTAAGGGAGAACTTAGAGTTCCCCCAAACCCCATCCTCTTATTTTTTATTAGTATGGGATCACAAGGGTTAAGCGAAGCGGAACCGTAGGTTCCCCTACTTTTCTTTGCACGACCCAACAATTCCACATGGAACCTTGGTTTTAACGTATCCTTTTTTGCACTGTCCGCCACACTTTCTTACTGCTAATTTCTTTGGCTTGGGGCACCGATAGCACTTATCTAGTAGCCATTTAGTGTACCACATTTTTTTTATTTTTACGCCAATATGCTTCCATGCGTATTTTCCAATTTTTTTGAAGATTGGAAATATCTTGGCGAGTACGCCCCAAATAAGAAACCAGGCACCAACCAGAATATCAATTACGTAAAAAAAAAAACATGTTGGCAGATTTCCAATTTTGCTTAATTTGCAAAAAAAATCCGCAAAATCTGTTATTTTCATTGACATTATATTATATCTTTGCAAATTATTAAAGGAAACCTACGGTTTCCTTTTGAACCTTCCTCTATACCTCGCTTCGCTCGGAGACCCACATTAATGAAAGTATGGGATTATATAGCCTTCAGACGCTTGCACGCTATGGATGCTTAGGCCCTTAGGGAACGACGAGTTCTCTTTGTTTTATTTCTTCCATATTTGCAATATTGTTTCTGAGAGAACCCTTTTGGCTTTTTGCAGTTGATGGTTTTTTTGTAGGCATTTGACCATTTTTTTCTTTTTGTCATTTTATACATTTACAAAATTTTATTTTTTCATAGGAGGGAACTGTCGGTTCTCTTAAAAGGGAGGGATCATAAGGGAACCGTAGGTTCCCTTAAAATTGAAATCTTTTTTTGCTTTTTTACAAAAGGTATAAAACAATAAACCAAACCTTAAACAATGATAATGAACAACATTTACACCCTTTACCCCGAATTCATTGAGGCCGCCGGCTTCCATAACCCAGTTTCCGTGTACATTCCCAGCATCCATTGCGACTACGATATCACTACTATCGCCTACGTGTTCCAGCGACTGTTTGGAACCGTTTATCGCATCGACAGCGTGTATAACGTGGATAAGCCGGATTTCAAGTCGGTTTTTGTCTACTACTACGCGAATAATTATTTCAACGAGGCGCGTATGCCCATTGTGGGAAACCGCGTATACCCTGCTCACTTTGTCCAGAACAGACAGATTTTCTCTAAAACCCCGGTCAAACAGGGTGAGTACTGGTTGGTCTTTGAAAACAAGACGATGTTTCCGGACACCACGCTCACTTTGGACGAGATTTCCGCGCGTCTTAAGATTATGGAAATTGATTTGAAGTATGAGAAAGATGAACAAGAGCTTAACATTTTGGCCGAGAACGAAGGATATCTCCGCGAATTGCGATATGCGCAAAACACGCCCGGAAGTCGCTTCATGGACACGACCATAAACATCCACCAGCTCGCTCAAAACCTCAAATTGATGGAAGACCGATACGTGGCGAAGCAAGAACTCAAGTTCAAGTTTGATTTCGGAACCACGGTCTTTGTTGAAGGCATTCCGGCCGAATTCAAGGAACTCCAAATGTGGGATCACTTCGTAAGCCGACCTGGCTTTATTGGTGTCAAGGTTTGCCGATTGCAAAAATCCAATGGTTATGGATTTGTGTGCTTTGAATCGGTTGAAGAGGCGGAAGCCATGATTAAGCAGACCACGACCGATTTCAAGATGTCAATTGTTGTTTAATAACTATTGTATCCATGCATTTCATATAAAATTTGTATAAACCTTGTATAAAATAAAAAATAAATCAATCAAAAAATAAATCAATCAAAAAATAAATCAATCAAAAAATAAATCAATCAAAAAATAAATCAATCAAAAAATAAATCAATCAAAAAATAAATCAATCAAAATAAATCAATCAAAAAATAAATAAATCAAAAAATAAATAAATCAAAAAATAAATCAATCAAAAAATAAATCAATCAAAAAATAAATCAATCAAAATAAAAAAGGGTAAACCCCTTTTTTTACCGATATTCCGAATAACCCATTGTGGTAAAACCATCCTGTTTTGAAGACTTAATCATAGTCTCTGTTTTCTTCAACAATTCGTTCATATTCTCTAGTATTTTTGCAGTTCCGTTGTTGCCCTTAAAAGATTCGGGTTCTTCCTCTTTTTTTTCAGAAGCCTCTTTTTTTTCAGAAGTCTCTTTTTGTTTTGTCTCTTTCATAATTGTGTTTTGCAGATTTTTTTCGTCGGCTGCAGAATCCTGAGGAGCATCTTCGCCGTCTACTCCCTCTTCAAATCCTTCCTCTTCTTCTTTTTCCTCAAATCCTTCTTCCTCCTCTTTTTCCTCAAACCCTTCGGTCATTTTGTTTCCATACGCAACAATATGGGACACCGCAATTGCAGAGACAATGATAACAATCATATTTTTACTAAAGAAAGACGTCAAAAACCCAACAATGAAGAAAATTGCAACGGCCATCGTATTTCCTCTTTGGTAAAAATGAACAACATCGTAGATACCGACAACAAAAATGAAGTAGAGAATCCACTTATTGTATAAGATTTTTCCAGAAGCAGACGGGATTAATTTACAGAGTCTGTTAAATAAATTCTCCAATTTAAATTGCATTTTTGTTAACAAAGACATTTGAATATATTTTATAAAAAGAAAACAAATAGAGAATCCCGATTTATCATTTCTGATAGAGAGTCCCGATTCATCATTTCTGATAGAGAACTAATTCACGAAATAATATATATAAAAAATCAACTATTATTTATTGTATCTAAATGCCCAACCACAGTAGTAAAAAGAAAAGGGGACAACAAACCAACATAACCATTGACGAAAAACATACTCAAATGTTAAACGAGTTTCACTCGGTAGAGAGCGCAACAATCCCCGAAATGGAACAAACTCTGCTCGTTCTAAAAAACCAGTTCCGCGCGCTAGATGAATCCGACATTGACCAAAAGATGGAAGTCAAAGACCGAATCCGAGACATCTCAGAACAGCTAAAGAAATATAAATCGATGAAAAATGACTACCTGTTGAAAAATGCTTCATACATTTTCAACTATTTCGAAGAGAAAAAGAAAATCTCTGCAGGGGGTGATTCCGGAAACAAAAATATTCTAAACTCGTTCTTCAAAATCAAATCGGAAAACGATGTTGCAACAAACCCAAAGTACCAAAATTCCAAGAATTTATACCAAAATTATTGGAAAAACGTCAACAAAGACTACATTCAGTCCGACTGCGCCGTTTGCATCGATATTTGTCAGAAATGCTCGGTCGGTGAACTGATCCCTCAGGACGAGGAGGGAATTCTCATTTGCAACAACAACAAATGCGCAACTTACGTGCAATACATCGTGGACAATGAGAAGCCGATTTACAAGGAACCGCCCAATGAAGTCACCTACAATGCTTACGTCCGTTTGAACCATTTCAAGGAAATCTTATCGCAATTCCAGGCAAAGGAAACCACGCAAATTCCAACGCATGTCATTGAAGCCATTCGCGGACGAATCAAGAAAGAGAGAATCCAAGACATGACAAGCGAAATCAATTACGAGAAGATGCGCGAAATATTGAAGAAGCTGGGGTTCAATCGATACTTCGAGCACATCCAGTATATTAACTCCATTTTTGGAATCAAACCCCCGGTTATGAGCGACGAACTTCAAGACACATTGTGCATCCTGTTCATTGAAATCCAGGAGCCGTGGGCCATTCACTGCCCCGTTTATAGGACGAACTTCTTCAATTGTACATATACTTTGTTTCAATTGTGTGTGTTGTTGAACCAGACGCAGTATTTGCCCTTCATTCCAATGATGAAGGATAGAGAGAAACAGTTGGAACAAGATATGGTGTGGAAGAAAGTGTGTGAAACGCTGGACTGGGAATTTGTGGCGACCGTTTAATAAGGGGGGCATATCCATTCAATATTGTTTTTGGTAAATGGATTGTGCAATAATTTAGCGTTAAAGTATTCTTAATATAGTATATAAAGAATAATATGGGTAGGTCGGTAAAGTATATAATAATAATATTAATAATCTTACTTTTTGTTTATATAAATTATAATACACGAAATATAGAATCATTTAACGTAGAACAAAACCCAATCATTGTAATTGCAAGATATAATGAAAACCTAGAATGGCTGAAAGAAGAACCATTTAATCAGTTTCATTACATTGTTTACAACAAGGGAGAAAATGAAAATTATTACAAATCGGATAAATTTATAAAACAAGTCATGTTAGAACCTGTTGGTAGAGAAACACATACATATTTATCACATATCATTCAAAATTATGATAATTTAAATACATTTACTATATTTTTGGTTGGTTCAGTTGAATTGGAAAATCGCCACGATAGAGCAAAAAGATTAATAAATGATATAAATGATACAAAATTTGAAAAAGATGTTTTTTCATGCGTATCATTGAATGATACTCCAGTATTAGAGGTGAATAAAGATTTTTTAATTGATAACTATTTATCATCCAATGAATTAAATCGAAAAATGAATAGTGACACTAAAATGCTACCGGCTGATATTCGCCCTTACAGTAAATGGTATGAAAATCTATTTGGCAATGTAAATGCTGACAGTAAATGTTTTACACAAAATTCAATGTTTGGAATAACAAAAGAAACCATTTTATCAAAATCCAAATCCTATTATGAAAAATTAATAACACATGTTAATAAACATCACAATCCTGAAGCACAACATTTTTTTGAAAGATCATGGGAAACTGTATTTTATTCGTCTTCTTTATCAAAACATTCATACTAGTATTACACCGTGTTAAATATTTTATGAATAATCATTTTTTTACTGTTATCATGTCCATATATATGGTCTTGATGAATCGTGGAGATTTCATTGGTTCCGTATATGAACATTGGGTATTTGTATGTATATGTAATTGTGGAATTGATTAAATAGTCATCGGCTGGATGTTTGATATTTTGGTTTAATATATGTTTTGTTGAATAATTTAATATATTTTTGGCTCCATTCTGGTTAATTATGTATGCGCCCGTTGAAAATAAATTTCCTGCATTTTTGGTGTATATTTTTTTGGGCATCATATTTGAAATAATATAACACAATTGGATTGTTTCCCAATCACTCGGCGCGTTATCCATTATTTGTTTTACGGATTTTTTCCAATACGGTTTAAAATCAAGTGTCATATCATCTTCCATGATTAGAACATTTTCGTCATTTGATTCTGAGAACCGTTTAATTGTATTTAAATGCGATAGTAAACATGCATATTCGACCTTGGTGAATTTATCGGGTTTCATTCCTTGAAAATTTGTATTTAGAACTTGGTCAATGTCGTGTGATTTTCCATCAACTGCCGAAATCCGGATAATCTTTTTTCCTGCGAATACCGGATCTTCAAACATTTTCTCCATTCGTTGTCTTCTATCCGCTGACCGGTCCAGATTGATCCAATAAATTGCGTCAATTCCATCTAAAGAATTGGTGTATTTAAATCCTTCTCTTTTTTGCCGTGGTTTTTTGTAAACAAATAAAAAATAAATTGATATGCATATTAATACGATTACGATCAAAGAATAATACATATTGTATTTATACTATATATTATTGCGTCATTTTATTTGTGCAAAATGTATTTGGTTAAGCGCAACGTCAGTTCCAAAACGTTTTGCAGGTAAAAGGCTCTTTCTCCATTCGCGTCTATGTCTGCGTCTAAAAATTGGACCAATCCCGTCGCTGCATCAATGTTCAAAACGTATCCGCGCATAATTCGTATATTTCCCTTCTGTACGCGGGTAAGCAGCTTTTTATACATCTTATGTTTCTCTGCACCGGTTGTCTCTAAATTCTCGATTTGCTGACTGCCTTCTCTCAATAGGGTCGCCATCTCATTTGCATTGGGTAATTTGGTGAAAACCGCTTTGCAAATGCAGTCGCCGACCTTGTTCATAAACAAATCCTGCATTTCCTTTGGCGACACATTTTGTACAGTTGTGTACTGGTCCGGCGTCCAGCACTGTTTTCTCAATAAGTTTTGTCCGACCATGATGTCTGAGTCCTCACCTGCATCATATAGGTCCTGGTTTCTTATTGTGAGGTCATCCGCATCCAATACGAGTAAGCGAGCGGGGCGATACAGGAGTGAATTGGTTTTAACCTTGGTTGGGTCGCAGCGGTCGTTTATGCCAACAGAGACCTTGCAGTCGAAGGGGTCTTCGGGTTTTGTTAGTTTAAAGATTTTGTTCATCATTTTTGTAAATTGTAATAATTGGTTATGCTTCCAACAATTATTATAATTTTTACTTCAATTTTAAAGGAAACCGTAGGTTTCCTTTTGAACCTTCCCTTATAGTATGGTTCATACGGGAATGACGAGTTCCTTAGTCCATTCTCTCCATAGAGTCATCTGGTAAAGCTTCATTGGTCGTGCCTTCATCTGTGGCAACTTCCACGGTCGCCTTTCCAAATCCATTCGATGGTTTGATCTCTGCAACTTCTCTATCATCAAAATTGACCGTCTTGGTAACACCCACCAACTCACCATCTTCGCTCAATGTCTGGGTCAACTTGTTGCCGGACTCGCGTGCCTTCTTGACATTCTCCTCGATCGCCTTTCTCTTCGCATCTCTGACACGCTGGTCAAATTCCTGCTTGGCCTTCTCCTCATTCTTCAATTTCTCGTGGTGCAATTGGTTGAGTTCCTCCTCCATAAACTCGACACGACCGGTCTTATAAGCATCTGGGTCCCAGGGCATCCAAATGCCAACCGGTCCCACAAAAATGTCATGATTGGGGTCCGACTCTCTCAGCTTTTTGGCACGCAACTCGGCCTCTGCTTGGCTGGAATATGCACCGCGAATCTTGATACCACGCACCGAGGTCTGGAACTCATTCTGCTTGTTGAATTCCTCGGTGATCTTATCCTCATTCTTATCCATGAAATTCTTAAAATCGTCGGCAACTGAATAAGACTTTAGGTGTTTTTTCTCCTCCGTCACATAATCCTTCATATCGGCCATAACGTCATCCAACTTTAGCTTGTATTTAAATGAAACAAAATTCATGAAATCGCCGAACTTTTCAATGGATTTGCTGAACTCCCATTGTTGGACGAACTTATCAAAAATATATTGCTCCCGTTGCTTTAGCACTTTTTCGGGGGAAATAAAAGAGATGCATACAAATTTTTGAGAAGGGATGGTGGCGTCCTCCTCGCACAAATCCACATAATCGGGGTTTTTAGAACCGGCATCTAACTTCTTTTTTTGGAATCCAGACATTTTTGGTATTATATCATTTTATGGATTTAAGGTTTTAAGTATTTTATTTACAAATCATTTATTTAGGCGCATTTTTTTGTTAGAATAGTATATATAAAATGACAAACGAGATTGTAAAGAAAGCCATTAAGTACATCGTTGAGGGTATCATTGTTGCATTTGCTTCCTATGTTATTCCCAAACAGTCATTGAAGCTTGAAGAGGTGACTGTCATTGCATTGGTTGCTGCCGCCACTCTTGCTATTTTAGATACTTTCATTCCTTCCATGGGTATGTCGTCCAGACAGGGTGCTGGTCTAGCCATCGGCACCGGACTTGCTGGTGGTGTTCGTGTTCTTGGAATGTAGGGAACCTACGGTTCCCCAAAGGCGTAGCCTGACGGCTATACGACCCCTCCCTTTTATAAGATAGGGTTTTCCAAAGGTGTCGCTTACCCCCTCCTTTATAAGATATGGGTCTTTTTTGTAAATAAAAATAAAAATTTGTTATTTTTTATTTTTAGTAATTTCGCAAAGAGTTTAAACAATAAATTCATTATTTATCAGCAATGAATTTACTTCTGGATTTAAAAAATGTTTTGGTCCCCAATGTTTTTTTTATGGAAACCAAACCCAATATGTTATTTGACGGTATTTTCACCAAAATCAATTACTGCGACGAATTCTTCACTATGTATGGTGTGTATGTGAGTGTGCCTGTGGAAATTGTTTCATACTCAAAACCAAAGATTGATCCTGCTGTTTTGAATTTACTTGTAAAAATGGAGTCTGATATTTTGAATTTGTACGCAAAGTCGAAGCCGGTTGGTTCTAAAATTACGTATAAGCTAGCCGAGTTTTTGCAAACTAAATTTGTTATTTCGCCCATTCATGGAGAAAAAACGAATTGCCTCAAAATATCGGGAATCTGGGAAAACCGGAACAACGAACTCGGGTTGTCTTTCAAATTCTAAAGGAAACCGTAGGTTTCCGCTTCGCTTACCCCATATGGCTTCTCCTTTACACGTTTTTACATTTCAAACACCGATTATTTAATTTGTTTTAATTTCAAATAATATGAAGCGTAGCGGAATATCCGTGATAAATTCTGAAGTCTAGTAAGAATTTTATATATATATTATAAACATGTCTTATTCACAACTCGGTCAAGATTTAGAAGTTATTCAATTCTATAATAACAAAGAAAATGGTTTTTTTATTGAAATAGGTGCTAGCGATGGAATTATTCTGTCAAATACATACTTACTTGAAACACAATATAAATGGAAAGGAATTTGCTGCGAACCTATTCCTAACAACTTTAAAAAATTAGTGAAAAATAGACCAAATTCTATATGTTATGATAATGCAGTGTATAACAGTAGTGGATTAACAATTATGTTTGATATAGCAAATAATTATGATTTATTGTCTGGTATCTCTAACCATATTGATCGTCATAAGTCTGCTGTAGATGCAAATAAAGAAACTATTTCAGTTCAAACAATTTCTTTATTAGATGTATTAAACAATGCAAATGCTCCATTATTTATTGAATATATGTCATTGGATACAGAAGGGTCTGAATTTGAAATACTTAAAAATTTTGATTTTGAAAAATATACATTTGGATTAATTGATGTTGAACATAATTATTGTGAACCAAGAAGAACTGAAATTAAAAATCTATTATTATCAAAAGGATATATCTATAAGGGTGCAAATGAATTTGATGATATGTATAAGCATAATTCGGTTTGAGTCGGCGTTTGAAATGTAAAAAGGTGTAAAGGGAACCAAGGTTCCCTTTTGAACCCTCATTTATAAGGGAAGGGGGTCGTAGGTTTCCCTACCTTAATATATATGAGTCTTTATTCCATCGGTCTTCTTTCTATAACCGAGGTTTTCGGTGATTTTGCCTTAAAAAAATACGCAAACGACGGTGGATTCAACTATTTAGCATATGGTCTCCTTGGCTACGTCGGTGTCCTTTATTTTTTGGTGCAATCATTGCGCGGATCTTCTCTACTCATGGTGAAGGCTGCCTGGGACGGAATATCCGCGTTCATTGAATCGGTGTTGGCATTTGTCATTTTGGGCGAACGGTTTAGCGATCCAAATCAGTATATCGGGATTGGTCTAATTATTGCCGGTCTATTTTTTCTTAAAATCCCTCTTATGTAATTTGAAAGTCCTTTGATTATTTTTACGGTTTTTTCGCGTTTTACCGCCCCGCACTCCTGTTTCTCTTTCCTGTTTCATTTCATTTTGCACATCTTTTCGTTTCACACTTGAATTCACGATACCCACATATTCGGTGGTATCTTTCACGTTTTCCAAATCAATGTACCCATACAATCGTATTTTTTCGCCCTCTTCATCTGAATCTCGAATTAAATAATTCAAATCGTTTCCTAATCTATGTGAATTATAATTGCAAAAAAACTTATAATTGGTTTTGCTCACTTTCCCTCCTACTACTGCAATACCCAAATGTATTTCGTATTTGCCATCATCTAATCGGATAAGGTCGCAATAATTCCCTCTATTGCTGCCAGTGTATAAATTTATAAAATCCTCATAATTGTTGCTGTCTTTTGCTAATTTCAATGTTTTCGCAATAATTGGATCAATCGAAATGCGTTTTGGAGGCAAAAGATCCACAATTTCGCTCATATAAGTTTGGTAAAATTTGATTTCGGGAACACTTTCGTAAAATTGTTTCTCATATTGTTCTTGGCTGTTTCCTGTATACCGATTAATTGAGTCGGAATTAATAAAAGTTATAACATAAGTTTTAATGAAATCGTTGTACTCTTTGGTGTTTTTTCTATAATTTGAAATCAAAAAATGCAAAATACTTTCTTCCTTGGTTATTTTTATTGTTTTTTTTGTATTATTATATTGATCCACAGTAGTTGTGTACAAATCTTTTACTGCATTTCGTATTGCGTTTATTTTGACTATATCGGATTCGTCGCCTTTTACAATATTTTCCGTAGATGGAACATTTTCAGCATAGTCGAATACTTTTTTATAAAAATCTTTATTCTTTTTGTATATGTCATAATACACCGGATTGCTCGATATCGTGTCTAGCCAAATTACTTGGGTTACCGTGGACGATTTATTCAATCTTAAATATGTATATTTATTCGATTGAAACAATTTTTTAGCCATCTCAATAATGTTTACATTTTCGGAACTCTTTATCGTAACACTGTCCTTAATTGGGAAAGAAATTGGAAACAACGCATTCAACATTTGAGTTATATTTGTTTTCGCAATATCACTATCATATCTTTTTTTCGCTTTTCTCATTTTTTTTAATTTTGATGTCAGCATAAAATTGTAAAACTTTTGGCGGTTGAAAAAAATATCAAAAATTTCGTCCTGTGTTTTTTCCTTTAATACGGAATTGCTATATTCGTAATTCGTGCACAAAAAAGGGTATTTGCCACTCACTTTTTTATTATCAATGAGGTCTGCAGTCAATACGACCTGCGTATCCATATTTGTATACATCTGAATTTTCAATTCCACTATTTCTAAATCTGGGCTTTTTTCGTCTTTTTTTTTATCATTTGGGGTTATAACTCCTTGCATTTCTTATTATATTTTGGAGAGAAAATAATAACAAACCATTTTATTTTGCAGATGCACAATTGCATTTTTTCGTATCTTTCTGCTCAACGTATTTATCAACCGTGGATTTTGCCTTCACATAGTCATCGTGCGAAATGTCTTCGTCTATATTCTGATAGTATTCCTTAAGTTCATTGGGCAAAATGCAGAGACTACTGTTTTCATTGAAGAGAAAATCGAAGATGAATATGAACACCAGTGTTAATCCGGCCGAGACATAAATGTCGCGCGTTCCCATCCAGGCCATCGCAAAAACGAGGATTTGTCGGCTAAACGTGTATTTCAAATACATCTCTGTGGTTTTTCCAAATTTAAAGGTCACGAATTTGGACGCAATGTTCAGCGTGATAATCATCAGTCCTGCAAACATCTTGCTTGTGTTTAAATTCAATATTTTTTCGTGCATACCCTTGAAAAAGGATTCGGAATTTGATTTTACCATTTATATGTTATTCGTAGATTTTAAGGGAACTCGTCGCTTCCGTTTTACTTAACCCTTATGATCCCATACTAATATTATCTTTTAAAGGGAAGAGTCAAAGACGTAAGCATTGCTGAATAACCGTAGGTTTCTTTTATAGTTTGCTATAATTTTGTTTTGACATATTGGGCTCAAATTGCTCTGACATTCCGAAAAACTGTTTAAACGCGTCAAACAATTCGTTGGATGATTTGGGTACCAGTTTCTTCTCTGTTGCCAGTTTTGCCTCAATGATGTTGTAATCGCATGTTCGGTCGCACGGATTGCATTTATTTTTTCCATTGTATTTGATTTCACTGTATACGTGGTCGGCCATTTCCGATTTCACTGGGAAATCCTTGTACATCAACACTCCGTTTTTGCATTTCTCTTTAATAAACTCGTCCTTTGCCACATTGAATTGTTCGACCGATATAATCGATGGTGTTTTTTCAAATGCTTCGAACCCTTCTAAACTGGATGACTCTTCTAAAGGTGTCGATTCATCAAATTGTTCTGGTAAATTGGTACCATCTTCAATTGGTTCATCCATCTTCTCTTTCTCTTTTTTCTCAGATGCATCTTCCATGCCTTCAATCTCTGTTCGCTGGTAATACCAAATAACAATGACGCAGCAAATGGTTCCGTAAACAAAATCCATGCGAGTATAGTAGAGAATCAACATAACTGCAAACAATTTGCCTAAAATACTGTGGCTCACCTTGGTAAACTCGTGCCGATAGGTTGCATACGCCAATATTAATAATATTGGTATAAATTGCATAACGACCGAATTGTTTTTGAAATAATCGGCAGCTTCTCTCAACAATGCGATTATTGTTTTTTTTGCGATCATTGTGTTCATTAATATTCCGTTTATATATATAACTACAGAAGATGTCATTATTAAATACAGCTTCGCCTTGGAATTCATCGGGGTCGGATACACGAAAAAGAGTTTGTGCAATTGGAAAAGAAAAACGAAAAACCCAAAAAGCACCATTGCCGTTGAGAGATGAAGATGTAGACAATTCTGGATCATCTTATCATGACGACGATGATTCTGAAGTCTCCGAATCGATGCAAAATACTGTTGCTTTAAATGAAAGTCGTGGGAGCACCATCAACGATTTACTAAACAAGATTACTTCATCGGATGAAGGGGCTGGTCTTGCCGATTTTAAGCCGGTTTCTACTTTAGCAAAGCCGCCGAGGGAGGGATTCGAATCGCCTCTTCTCAAAATGGCGGCTGGAATCCCCGAATATGGACCCAGTGATATCGGTTCCGACAATTTGAGCAACTACAACAAAAGTTATGAAGGCGGGGCCATTTTAGGAAAACCGTATTACAGCCAACCCGCAACCAAATCGGTTGACGATGGACTTATGCAAAAACTCAATTATATCACCCACATACTGGAGGACATTCAGTTGGAAAAAACGAGCCATATAACGGAGGAGCTCATTTTGTATACATTTTTAGGCGTGTTTACCATTTTCATTGTGGATGCATTTGCTCGAGTGGGGAAGTATCATCGATAAGAGAACCTACGGTTCCCTTATGATCCCTCCCTTATTTTTTAAATTTACCGATATAAAATTTTGATTATTCACCCAAAAACATATTAAGACTTTTTAATATGTTTTTTCAATGACATCTACTTGTGCTCTCTATTGTCTGAATTTTAAAAACGAGGTTCGCGCCGAATCTATGAAAAAACGTTTTGCTGGTTTAGACGCGGTCTTGCATCCCGGTGTCCCCATCTCCGATCCTCGCATCGCCGGTCGCGGTCTGATTCCCCACACCGAAAAATGCTGGTCGTGTATGTACGGCCACCTGGATATGATTCGCGATTTCTTAGAGAAAGATTCGCGGGATTACGGCATTTTCTGCGAAGACGACATTATGATTGATGCCAACTTTAAGGCACGATTGGAACATGTGCTCGTTGATTTTGAAACCATGCAAATGGACACCATGCTTTTAGGATATCTCATAACATATCCGATTGTAGGCGAATCCAATGGATCTTACGCAAAGGTTGGCCAGTCCATTTATGTAGATTTAGACACAACCGAAACCACCACATTTCGCTACTATGATTACGGCGATATTTGGGGCACTCAGATGTATTTGCTTTCCAGAAAACAAGCGATAAGAATCGTAGAGAAATATGCAAACGGATACGCGGACCATTTTTTGGCAAACTCGGCAACCGTGTTTCCTCCATTTAGTGCGGATTGGTCAATTACAAAAGAGGGACGCAGATGCATTGTTTATCCGATGCTGGCAATTGAAGATGGATTGACTGGATACGGCGACGACGAGGGCGGACAGCGCGATTTCCACATGATGGCGCACAGCTCGCATTTGCACGTGTCGAAGTACATTTAAAGGTAGGGAAACCTACGGTTTCCCCTACGACCCCTTCCCTTAAATGAAACCGACTGTTTCCTTTTTTGCTTTGCTTATACCTTCTATTTAGGGGGAACCTTTGACCCTCCTCCTTGTCGTATTCTGCCTTAAAATACCATTACTAAGGGAAGGTTCAAAAGGAAACCGTTGGTTTCCTTTATAATCTTTCACTGATATATTATAATGGAATTACCAATTGATAATTTGGAAATAAAACCCGAGGAAATAATCAACTATGAAAAAAAAAAAGAAACAATCCAAAACATTATCCCATTTTGGAGCGATGATCCCAATGTTTTATTGAACAACGAATTTATGTTTGAGTTTTTCCCGGTAGAGAAAATGTCTTTTGAACAGAAGCTGAACGCCATTTCGCGAACGGTGATTCTGTTGACCTTAATGACATTTTTGTACACAAAGAGCGTGCGCATTTTAATTATCGGCGGCATCTCTCTCTTCTTTATTTTTATGCTTCACAAATCCAAGAAAGTAGAGAACAATGACATGCAGAAGAAAAAAGAGGGATTCTATGAAATTATGAGCGATAAAAACGGGTCTCCTGCGGACCCTTTGAAATCCGCGGACTTATCCAACGTTTTTAGAGAACCCGACTCTGCAAATCCATTCGGCAATGTGTTGGTAACCGATTACATCTACGACCCGAAGAGAAAACCGGCACCCCCCGCATATAACCAAAAAGTCAATGAAGATATTATTGAGAAGGCCAAGGAAGTTGTCCGCAACGCCAACCCCGACCAGCCAGATATAACAGAGAAACTCTTTACGGATTTAGGCGATCAATACGTTTTCGAACAGTCGCTGAGACCTTTTAATAGCACCGCCAGCACGACCATTCCCAATGACCAGCAGTCATTTTCCGAATTTTGCTACGGAAGTATGGTTTCGTGCAAAGAAGGCAATGCTTTTGCATGTGCCAAAAATAATGCAGTCAATTACAACCTTTACTAAGTGGGAGAACTACGTATTCAGAGAAGCAAAGCTTCTCTTATGCCCCAAACCCCCTCCTTATGACCCCATGCTATAACCCGCATTTAAGGGAAGGGGTCATAGGGGAAACCGTAGGTTTCCCTTATTTTTATATAGTATATAGTATAATCAAATGGCATCATTATACCCATACACATTCAATGGAACTTCCAGAATTCGAAATGACAACACTGATAAATCTCAGCAGACCGTCATGAATACCAAGTTCAATAATTACATGTTGTCTACTTATTTTAGCGAGAATCGCAGTGATGACCACGTGAAATTTGCAACCAACCAACCTTCTATGATGTTCACTGGAATCAACGGCGGTGCCAGTGGCGGTATCAATGCATTCACCGTAGATGTGGATTCCACTTTGAATGTTAAGAAAGAGAATGCCCGCGCTTTAGAGAAACTTTCTCTGCAACAACGCCCCTTCTTAACTGTCCCCTATTTAGGCAGAGGTTCCTGCGACACCGTTTTGGAGTCCCAGTTGAAGCAGGGCGATATTGTTGCCAATAAGAAGAGTGTTTCCACTATTACCGAGCAGTCATTCACTAGCAACCACATGTATCCTTTGATCGACAGTATCAAGGAGACCATTACAAACCCGAAGTATTTGGTTCAGGAGGCCGCGTTAGACGGATGGACTCGCGGTGGTTCGGCCACGAGAGAACATGCCAAACAAAGCCATTTGCCCAATGACTCGGGGTACTAGAAAGGCGTAAGCTGTAAGCGAAGCGTCGCTGAATACCTACGGTTCAACAAGTTTACGCCTTTAGAACCTTCCCTTAAGGTGAGCCACTGAGCGAAGCGAGGTATAAGCGAAGCAAAAAAAGGGTTAAGCGAAGCGGAACTACGTTCCCCTATAACCCCTCCTTTATTAAAAGCAAACTAAGGGAAGGGGTCATAGGGGAAACCGTAGGTTTCTCTTAAAAGAATATAAATAATACGCGTTATTTATATTTAGCTAACTAATGTCTTACAATTACGACATTGCCCAAATTTCATACGACGACGACGAAGGATATCAAGCCGCGGTGTGCACGCTATTTTCCATGGAAGAATACGACGACGACACCGTCGGTACAGTACTCGATTTTATTTATTTCAAGACCAAAGACCACCCACTGTTTCAGGTCGTTTACAACCAGGCGGCGTCCTTTATGCTTTCGGAAAACCAGGAAATCGGTTTGGGTGTGCTTTTTTCGTACGACAATTTGCCTCTTTTCCACCAAATGCTGGTGGCCTTTCACATTTTGGATAACCGGTTTGGCGATTCCTGCGAGGCCTATGTGAATCTGCACAAGAAACTTTTCTCCTGAACCAATATATTCAATTATGACCGATACTCGAAAAAAATCACAAAAGGGAGATTATCAATTGGAACAGGCCGTCACATTTGGCGTCTACGATTACTATTTCAATGCCGAGAACCGTATGGGTTGCCCAGTCAATACGTATTTACCCGGCAATGGATTAGTAGGTCAAAGCGTTTCGCGCGTGAATCTTGCAAACAATTCGTGTGATATTGAGACGATGTTGAGGGGAACGGGAACATGCAATATGGTTGAATCCCAGAACCCGATTGTTCCGGATATCCGACAGTTGAAACCGTTGAACCTTTTTGACACACAACCATTGCAATTGCCCGAGCCAATGGTGGTGCAGAAGGGGCAAAGGCCTAGGTGGTAAATGTATATTATATATTATATATATATTATATATAAAATATATATAATGAAACCTTTTTTTGAAAAAAATTCATTGAAATCAATTTTATTATTTTTAGTCGGGTTGTACCTGGTACTCGCACTTGAAGAATATCTTATACATAAATACGTTATGCACCAAAAGGTTGATTTCCCCTTTATCCGAGATGTGCACGAAGAACATATTCGACATCATATGGCTACAAACAAAGATTTTACATTAAAAAATGAAGACCATAAAAACGTTTGTTTTACGTTTACGACTATAATTCCATTATTTTTAATAGCTACTTCCGTGTTATATATTTTATTTAATACAATTATTAGTTTACCTATTATTATTTTTTCTGTTATTACAGCTGCCATAATACATATGAATGTTTGGAATACATTGCATTCGTACATACATAGTGTAGATGTAAATAAAGTATGTAAAAAATCATTATTAGGCATTTCAAAAGAATATATTAACGAAGAAAATGTATATGTAAAATGGTCTGTGAATAATCATAAAGCGCACCATTTGATAAAGGGAGACCAAAAAGGCAATTGGAATGTTGTATTTCCAGGTCTTGATTATATTTTGGGAACTCACCACACAATACCCATTGAAAAAGACTAATCCAAATCCGCAATTTTACAATTGTTAATCGTACCTTTTTTTTGTAAAATTGCGTTTTGTTCCTTTGTTCCGAAATGTTGTGTTCAATGGTTTTTTGCTTCTTTTGAAATAGGGGAACGTGTGCATTATGTGCTCGACCATTTGATCATCAACCATTTGATCATTGTGAGGTTCACCTTCGGTTAACCCTGGATTCTGCTCCATATACTCTATCATTTTTTCGTAAATTGAATCAAACGTTTCTCTCGGTTCGTTAACTAATGGTTCAATGCTGATTTCCGCATAATTATCGAGCACAATGAGTTCGCCTTCCGCATTCATTCGGACTGGAACTTTGATTGTAGCCGTTAAATAATTTTGATAATCCATTTTACAAATATATATAGACACATTTCTATTATTATTTTAGTCAACTAATTATATGGATATTGTTGCCAAACAATATGCGCAAGAAGCCGAACAGCTCATAAAAACCACTACATACCTAGAGTACTTTTCCTACTTCAAAACAATTAAGCGAAAACATGTGGTGAGTCTTTACGAGAAGGCCGGGAATCTGTTTGAACTGGTTGAATCGTTTGAAGCCGCTGGCAACAATTATATGCTGACCGCCACCTATTACATTGAACTGAATTATGTGTTGTTGTCTGCGCTTAACCATAAACGGGCGGGCGACTGTTTTCAGAAATCCGCGAATTACGCGAAATCCACAGCGGCCTATTTGATGGCCATCGAACAGCGGCCGTTTGATACCGATTTCGTGGTGAAATGCTCGGAATACATTGCCGAAAACTACTTTGCTTTGGGAAACGTCGCGGAATGCATCCAGTGGTTTGAAAAATGCATCATTGAAAACGTGAAGATCGGGCGCGACGATTTGAATTTTGATTTTTACGATAAGTTGGGAATCATTTATTGCACGTGTTTGAAACGATATGCGATTGGAATTACGGTGTATGACAAATTGGTGGAACTTTTGCGGAACCGGGGCGATGTTTCGCTTCCGATTTACTGTTTTATTGCGATTTTACTGCGGATTTTGGCGAATGACGATGATATGGAATTTGCGAAAAAATATATGGACTCTTTAGACAAATCGTTTTTGGAAAGTGAATATGCGGAATTTTTGAAGAATATCCTTTTTTTCGCGGGGAAAGATGCGAAAATGTTGGAACGTTTGCATAAATATTATGGGGAACGTGTTGCTGGGTTGGACAATGTGAATGTTCATGAATTGATTCGCGCGGTTATCGCTTTGTAAAAAAATGTTGGTTTAATGTATAAGGTATGAGTGATCAAAATGTAGATATAAACGATATTAATTTGGATATGAAAGAAGATTCACCCGCAAAAGGTCTTATAGAAGAGATATCGAGAGAACAAAATAGTGATGATACCAATGCAGCTGCTGGTATAGATAACAAAACTGAACAAAAACCAAAAACAAAAATAAATAATAGTTCACCAGCCACTGGTCTTGCGGAAGAGATAATGAAAGGACAAACTGGTAATGATGAACTGGATCTTGCTGCTTCTCCTGCTGCTAATTCTGCTGCTCCTTCTCCTGCTGCTAATTCTGCTGCTCCTCCTCCTGCTGCTTCTACTGCCACTAATAATAATAATTCTACTGATACCTCAACTACCGACAACGCAGTTTACGCAATTATTCAAATTGATTCTGAAAAAAAAATAACAGTTCTTGATAATGCAGATGGACAAACATTGACCAGCGATAAGAGTCCGTATGAATTACTTGCGAACAAAACCCCTTCCATATTTGCCGTGAAAATTGTAAAAAAAGACAATTGTGACGGTGCAAATGACCAAATCAAGTGCATATCATTTGGTAATTCTCACTATGAATTGGATTTGTCAGAAACAATAACTGATACTAAAGACAAATTGCTTAATTCCGAATTTTTGTCTGAAGGTGCTGTTCCTGAGCCTGAAGTTGCCGAGTCTGAAGGTGCTGTTCCTGAAGGTGTTTATTCCAAAGATTACACACCAAAATTTAAGGCAGGTGATACAATCAATTATAACGGCAAAAATAGTTATATTAGAAAAATAGGTAAAAGCACTACAGATGGTAAACCTCTATATGATATAGGAACAGGAATCAATGCTGCTGAAGACGTAGATAAAACAGCCACGCTTGTTATTTTAAGCCACGGCGGTTCCCGCAAAAACCGTGGCCAACAATCCAAAAAAACCAAACGCAAATACTACGTTTACAGAAATAATCAAGTGTAAATATATTTAGAAATGTGTGTTCTAAATATATACATAATGTCTTACATAATTGCACATATAAAAATTAATGAAGATAAAACATATTCGGTGGATATTGTGGATAATGAACCAAATGTAGAAACCGGATTAGAAAAAACCATTGAATCGGAAAACCACGATTTTTACATAAAAATTCCGGTTGATCCATGCACGAACGGTGCAAACGATTGTTTTGGATTATCCGATGGCAAATCGTATCGCCTTGATTTTGATAGTATGGATTTTGATGGTCGTGTTCCCATTGATGCGTTTTTGGTCAATGGGTCTTTTACCAATGATTCTGATGCAAAGACAGGTTTAGATACTGGTTCTTTGGGCAATGGGTCTTTTACCAATGATTCTGATGCAAAGACAGGTTTCGACACGGGTTCTGATGCAAAGACAGGTTCTGATGCAAAGACAGGTTCTGATGCAAATAATGGTTCTTTGAACAATGATCCTCATGCAAACAATGGTTCTTTTATCAAAGATCCAGAACAATCCAGTTCGGATGACAAATCGCTTATTGGGAGTGAATTGTCGCAAAAACAAACGGGATTGACTGCTTTCAAAGCCCTTATTGAAAGCGAATTGTCAAAGATTTCGCCAATTAAATCAAGTTTGGATGATTTCAAAAACCTTATTGCAGAGAAACTAAAAGAAGTCAGTCAATTAAAACAGTTCAAACAACTTATTGAAAAAGAATTAGAAAATGTTGTAAAACCTGAGTTAATCACAGAGGCAATTCTGGATAAAACGCTGGAGGCAAAACAGAAGGCAAAACCGGAGGAAGAGCCGGCGACAAAGCCGGCTGTAAATCCGGCTGAAAAACCGGCTGAAAAACCGGCTGTAAATCCGGCTGTAAATCCGGAGGCAAAAACGGCGACAAAGCCGGATGAAACCCAGAAGGCAAATCCGGCTGAAAAACCGGCTGAAACCCAGAAGGCAAATCCGGCTGAAAAACCGGCTGAAACCCAGAAGGCAAATCCGGCTGAAAAACCGGCTGTAAATCCGGAGGCAAAAACGGCGACAAAGCCGGATGAAACCCAGAAGGCAAATCTGGCTAAAAAAACGGAGGCAAAAACGGAGTTAAATAAGGAGACAAAAACGGAGGCAAAAACGGAGTTAAACCCAGAGGCAAAACCGGCAACAGGCATGATGGCAAAACTGACGACATTCCTCAAGCGAAAACCGAAGGAAGATACGAAGGAAAACCTGAAGACAAACCCGATTTTGCAAGAATCAAAACCAAAACCAACTACAACTGATGTTATCAATCCGGATGAAATAAAAATTGAGGATAAAATCCCTAATATTCAAAATAAAACCAATAGATTCAATATTGGAAATTTGAATCCGTTTAAAAACAAAGGTAAACCCGAAGTAGATGACCGTATTTAAAAGTATGGTCTATGCAGCTGGTTTCATGATTAAATCCTTAGGAACCCCGGGTTCCCATCGTGTTCCGAAAACCAGAACGCAAACCCTTCGTCCAATATCGTAAATCCAATACAATACTGGATTCCAACTCGGTTAAAATGAAACACATTTGACCACTCAAACGGGATAAAGTCTTTATCCAATTTCACCAACATATGGTAATAAGCCAGCGTTTTTGCCCCGTGCACATGTTCGCAATAATGCACCACGCAATAATGGCACTGGTCCTTTTCCGACCATTGTGGCGGGGTTGAACCACGGATTGTTATCAGCTGTTCTACATTAACCGATTTGACAATTTTCAACATATCGCCGTCCAATTCGCCGATTTCAAACGGCGCCCACCGGTATATGAACTTGTTGCCACTTATGGGTATCCAATTCTTCTCGCAATGGGTATCTGTCGGCGGTTCTAACACGCGGCCATTCTCAAACATCGCCATGGATGCCGAGTAATCCCCCGTTATAATCCGGATTTTCTGCATGACATGGTAAGATTTGTTGGTCGCCACGTATTTCAATTGATTTCCACTAATAAATAATCGCACATCTTCCAGTCCAGTTATGGATTTGTCGTATTCGCGGAGCCCAATCATCCCCTCCCACATAAACTCGGGATCCGGTAAAATTTCTTTCAAATCGTCCGTCAAATAGCACCGCAAATTGTGCGACTGCAAATGACCACCGGGATGATTAATATGGTATCTGCCGTACTCGTCCAGTTTATAATTGACGTACCGCACATTCAGGACGTGTTGTCCCTCAAAATAGACGTAGGCACTGGATGACGGGTAGAACCCGGGTTTCTCTGGAAACGCATATCGCACAGTGGCCATTCCGGTTTCGTCCGAAATACAGCGGGAAAAAAGATGCGAGGGAATGCGGACAATGCTGTCGTCGTGGTCGGCTTTGAACCAAACAATTTTCCAACTTGCATTCACTTCCAACCACGCCCAGAAATTGACTTCCCATGTGATGTGGCGATACCGGTGCATAAAAATGGTAAAATGCTCCAAGTAAAGGTCGAATAAGTCGAGGAACGACTGGCCATCGCCAATCATAAACCCGCCGCAAAATCGCCAATTAATATTGTCCACGATGCTTTCCATCCCCTGCCCTTTTTCCCAACAACCTGGGTTCGCAATGAATCGGGGGTTCCATTTGCACGTTGTCAGAAATTTCATATAATTGCTGGTTGCCTCTTTGCGTTTGAATATGTGCGACAAATTGAAATCGATCCAGGCGAAATGCTGCGTGTCAAATGGGTTCTCGTTGACGGCATTCACCACGAACTCGATTTTCATATTCATCAAACAGAGAAAGAGGAACGAATCTTTGACCATGTTGCGAGAAGCCGGCAGATTCCCCTTGTACAAACTGCAAACTTTGTATGTCCACGACTTGGAATAATCCACGTCGCGCAAAACCACGTTTGGATACTTGGTCCAGTCGTGGGCTTGTTTTATCTCGGCGTCCACGTAGAGAATGATGGGAACGCCTGTTTTGGCAATATGGGCAAAATTGTCCATCCGCCAACTGTGGGTTTTGTGGGGTTCTTTGCAATTTATATTTACAAAACATGATACGTATGTAAGTGATGGTTTTGATGATGGAAAAAGGTTCATCTTTATAAAAAATAGATTTACTGTCTAAATATATTTTTTCAAATAATCTTTGGATAAAAATGGTGGGGAGGCACATTGGATAAATTGGGGGGCACATTGGATAAATTGGGGGGCAATGGATAAAATGGATAAAACATAAAGACATCTTCATACCATACGTATTATGACCGTATTATTATTTGCGCTACCCGTTTTCACAATGTATATACTAAAAAATAATTTCCTTTCGTATTTCACCCTGCTTTATCGGTTATTCAAAAAAATGATGAAAAAAACAAATAAATACACGGTTCCCGCATTAACTGCCTACGATTATCCAATCCCGCCTTACCCCAACGCGTGGTATCCCATTTGTTTGAGCAACGAACTGCAAAAGGGCGCGCTTCAAAAGAAAAAAATAGCCGGCAAAGAATTTATCGTATTCCGCGACGAAAATGGGGTTGTTTCGGCCATAAACAAGAATTGCTCCCATATGGGCGTCGACCTTTCCTACGGGACCGTAAAGAATGGATGTGTGGTTTGTCCTTTTCACCACCATTGTGTAAAACCGCACGACGATCCGGTCTCCAAACAAGAATATTTTATCGAAGAAACCAATCATATAATATTCATATGGGTTGGAGAGGATAAACCATTTTACTCAATCCGGGAAATCGCGAAAACGTATAATTGCCCGGAAGGTACTCCGTATTTGTCATCGTATTTTACCAGAAATGTTGGGGGACATTTGATAGACTATGCGGAACATTTGCTGGATGTTCACCACGCGCCTTATATACACGGGGTCAATTTGAGACCGGTTGAAAACTCAATGGTACAGACGAAATACTCGTTTGTCATTCAATTTTGCATCGAAGAAACCAACGTGAAACCGGTGTTTACCTATATTACACCCACATTTGGATACATTGAGTACAGTCCGGATGTTCGCATATACATGATGTTCATTGTTTACGACATTGGTAATATAGATATGATTGTGTTGCCGTGTGGGAAAAACATTTCGGAATTTTGTTATAGTTTGTTGGGAGCGCTGTATACGCAAATTGATTTTGCGGATGAAGCCGCGTATTTTTCAACAAAGAATCACAACATTCGTAATTTGAAATCGTCGGAAAAACCAATGGATGAATTTCGCCAATGGTTCATTGATACCTATTATACGAAAGAACAACTAATTCTATTTGATAAAAATAAAAAAAAATATAATGAAGCAAAGGCCGTCAATGAATGGATAAATGGATGATGAATCAAAAGTAGAAAAATGTTTATCTTTATAAAAAATATATTTACTGTATAAATCTATTTTTTCAAATAATCATAAAAAATTTTTATTTATTATTGCAACGTTTTCGTGTTTTTCTACCACCTTTTTTTTGATGTCTGAATGGTCTTGATATTATTTCACGTATTTGCATAAGTTCAGATGATGAAAATGTAGATTCCATTGTTCGTAAATTGTCTAATTGCTCGTTTTTTTCAGGCGTACATATTATTTTGTAGACATCACTTATTGTTGCACCATTATAAAATTTACATGGAATATGAAGTGAATGTCCTATTAATAAATCATCTTCAGTGGGGGTTTGAATTGTTTTATGAAAATAAATTTCTTCTATTGGATATATAGTTATAATACTCTCATCTGAGATAGATTGGTCGTCTAATATTTTTAATTTATCATTTGCGTTTTTTACTGATGCATATTTTTTTTTATTTTTTTTTATTTTTCTTGAATATTTTCGGCTTTCTGTTTTTTTATTCTTTTTTATACTCATTTCTATTATTTTACCAGTTGTTATATTGTTTTCTGAATTTTCGCCAAAATGATAATGAATATCATATAAAACACCATTTATTAATGTTGGAATTGTAAATAATACTGCAGGAACGCGTTCTGGATGTCGTTTATTTGGATGTATTTTTACATATATTTTTATTCCATCAACTATAATATAATGTTGTAATAAAACAACTGATTTTGCTGGTTTG